CAGAACAGAGCCGAGGATAATGCAAGGTTAATATTCAGAGCCGTTCATCAATCAATGGAGTTTGATAATTCTTTAAGAGGAGAAAACAATGTTTAGTATATTTGATATGTATTTGTTAGGTGGTTGTGCAGTTGCATTATTAGGTTGGTGCTTGTGCGTATGGTTTGACAAAGACAATCGGACAAAGCAACCAAGTGGTAGGAATGTCTCAGAGTTTAACTTAAATTTAAAGAAAGGTAGAAAAAATGGAACAGAACATTAACATGGTTCACAAAGTTAACGAAGCTAACCATACCTATCAAGATATGCGTATAAAAGCTAAGCGCCGTATTAAACGCAAAGCATCACTCTTTGACATTGAACGCAGACGCAAAGAGTTTGAATTACAACGCACTCTTGGTGTGGAAAGTTACAATGGCAAGAATGAAGTTATCTTTTGGGGTATGGTAACTGCTACCTTTTGGTGCGTGGTTGCATATCTTGTATGGGTATCTCTATGAGAAAGAACCAATTTAGAGAGTATGTAGCCAATCAGCTAAAGAACTATCGCGTCAAGGACTTAGTAGATGTGATGGACGATGGCGAGATAGCCTCACTCTATCAGCAGATAACAAAGACTAAGTCTTGGGAAACTGAGCGCAGACTTATTGATTATGCAGTCATGGAGTTAGATAAGTTTAGATATAACTTGTATTGTGAAAGACACTATGACGACTTGCTTATTGATAAGGCATGTATTGAGTGCCTAAGATGTGAGGACTTAGCTAGTATTGAGAGGAAGTATTATGTCAGACGCCCAACTAAAAATACTTAAAGTCCACGAAGTTAACAAGACAGACATGGTGAAACGCTTTCTACTTGAGATGTTATTGACACATCAATGGGGGAACGAGTTTCATCATTTGCTGATAGAGTATGATGACGAGTCAACATCATTACATATATCTGATTACTTATACAAGATTGGTTTGTTAAGTTTGTGTGATGATGATACTGAATATAAGTATGACATATCAGTTAAAGGGAGGAAGTATCTTGAGCAACGAAGTTAACGAGATAGGTAGGTGGTATGAAAACCCTATGTATAAAGATGTTATGACAAAGTATTTAACACAATGGTTGTTGCTAGGATACTATGAAGTGGACTATGTAAGTAGAGACGCCCATCTTTATATAAACTTTGCCCTAGACCAAGGCTATGTAAAATTTATAGAGGGTAACAGTGCAGTCTTTAATTTAGAACTTACTAATAAAGGTAGAAATTTTTTAAACAAAGGAGAAACAAATGAGTAATAAAGTAACAATATTAGTATCGTTACCCGATACACCATTATGTAACAGATTATTCTATGAAAACTTCTTAAAGGCTTGTGAAAATGCAGAAGTCCCTGTAAGATATGAATTGTATGAGTCGGACATATACCACGACCTCAATCTTGAGGCTCTAGATATAGAACGAAACAATACACTCACAGAACTTGAAGAAGAAATCTTAAACAATGGTGCTTGTATCAATGGCACTTGCGAAGATTAATCACAAAGGAGAACCAAATGAAACATTTCTATTTAGTAGGCTTTGCCACATTCTAATAACCTATTGGTTATAACTTAAACTCGTATAAACATATCTAAAGGAGGTCAGTATGATTGACCAAGCATTAGCGTGTCTAGCTACAACCATATTTATGGAGAGTAGCGTAGAACCAATACAAGCACAGGTTGCAGTAGGTTATGTCTTGATGAGAAGGGCAGACTTCAAGCCACAGAATGTGTGTTATGAAATGAGGCGACCATATCAGTTTAGTTGGTATGGTGTAAGACAACCACCTCGTAATATAAACCCTTACTATTTAGTAATGGCAGAAATGATTATGAAGCAGTCCGTCAAAGACTATTCATATGGTGCAACACACTTCCATGATGATAGCATTAAGAACCCATGGAAAATGAAACCCATTGTAAAATGGAGTCATATGATTTTTTATAAACAAGAGGAGAGTAGATATGCAAGTAACTATTAACTTAACAGACGACCAAGTAGATGAGGTATTACTTCATGGATTGAAAGATGGGTTTAGAATAAACCTTGAGTTCAAAGATGAATCTAACTTCTATGAGATTAATCAAGCGTTCAGAACTTTGCTTGAGTATTACATGGGAGAAAAAGAATTTAATAAATTTATTAAACACTATCAAAAGAAAATTTACGATAGTAAGCGTTTAGTTGAGGCTAATAATGGACTTTGATAGAGCAATAGAATTAGTAGTTAACATCACGACCATTGTATGTATCATGTGGTTAGCTAAAGGTATGGTTATAGGTGCGATATGGCTACACCATTCACTCATGCAATAGTTGACGATATGGGCGACATCATACGCAAGTATAGGTGGAGTGCCAAAGAGGCTAAGTGGCATAAAGAACAAGGGAGTAATGTCATTAAGCTAGAGGTAGTTAAAGAAGTTAAAGAAGATGTATTTGAATTAGTTGGGGAGTGTTTGTTTTAATGTATTCCAAGTTAGATGATAATAAGTTAGCCCACAAAGTTAACGAATTGCTACGGAGTAATCCGTCTATCACACAGAAAGATGTGTGTAGTAAATTGATTACTAATTGGCATAGACTTAAATACTTAGAACAACAAGGACTCATTAAACTTAACAGGAGGTTTGCAGATGTCGCAAAAAGTATTTAATGCGTTTGCAGATAGCGCAAATTTATTATGCGTTAAATGTGGTAGTGATGTAGATATAAAGAGATGGACTCTTGGCTATCATGTATGTCTTGAGTGTGGCGAGGCAGAGGCTCGGTCATACAAGCATACGATTGTGCCAATGCCGAAGTCAAATTATATTGTCGTGACGGATTTAGAATTGTTGAAAGGTCTAAATTCATCGCACAAAAGTAAATAATTTTTTTGCACAATAACTTGACATTGTCAATTCGTTATGCTATACTATTATTTCAGTAGTAGAAGTTATGTAGTTTTTATCAACCGACAAACTTACCACTTGGTAAGAATGTCTTTTTAACTGAGGAGAAACATCGTGAAAGAAATATTTGCAAACGAACAAGAAAAGGCAACATTACTGACGCAGTTAAATCTGCTAGGTGCAAAGAGAGTGGTAGTAGAGTTTCAAGGTGGTGGTGATGATGGACAAGTTGATGGTGTTTATCTATACGACCAAAATGATGATGATATTGATGTGCCTAACGATATGATTGCATGGACAACCCAAACATATGGTGGACAAGAGGCAGAGTCAAAACAAACCAAGTTAGTAGATGCCCTAGAGGACTTATGCAGTCGTGCATTAGATAACACAGGGCTTGATTGGTATAACAATGACGGAGGTCAAGGTAATCTAACGATTGACTTTAAAGAAAATCCACCAAGCATTAAGTTAAATGTGGGTATCAATCATAGAACCACAGAAGACTATGAATATGATTTGAATGATGAGGAGGACGAATAATGAATACTCATTACCATTCTAAAACATCTGTAAAGAAGTGGGGAGGTGTTGAAGCTGACTATCAACCTATCCACGATTGGTTTGATGCAACCAAAGAATGTTTTGCTGATGCAAGACACAGGGCAATTCGTCATCACTCACAAGGTATCTTTGAATGTGAAAGACAATTTGGATTATTTATTGTGAATAGTGATGGCAGAGAAGTTCCTGTAAGACTTATAGGTGAACAACATGTTAAAGAGGATTGTGGTGGGTGGATACCTAGCCTACAAGATTGGCTTGAAAACATGAAGTTTGTTAGTTGGATGAACAGAGGTTATGACTTGAAAGAGGGAGAATAAAAATGGGATTTCATATCAATGTTTATAATATGCGCCGTATAGGTAATTATACTGAGGCGCAAGAGTATTTTAAAAATACTAAAGCAGTTCGTGGAGAGAACCAATCAGTTCGTAGATTAGGTGATAGATACGAGAAAGAGAAATGGTTAAGACAAGAAATACAAGATGGTGTTGAAGTATATGTTGCAGGATATTATGACACCGACTTGGTTAGATATTATCCAACACACAAAGAGATAACGCTAGGTGGTTACCCATCTATAAGCACAGAATACTTTGTTGGTTATATGGGTAATGTGACAATGTATTCATTTGAACATAAGAAGTATGTTCCTACACCATTCACAAGACACCCTATGGTTAAGAACAATCAGATTGAATGTTACATATGGTTAGAAGGACAACCAAGACATATGAATTCACGCGATTGGTATGCTATTGGTTATGATAACAAACCTTTATATCCCGAGCAGTTTGAAGAGCCTGTTAAGTATAAGTTTGATGCTAGTCAAATGCGTGAATTGCGTAAGCCTTACAAAACATTTTTAAAATACGCAGACACTATGTTAAAACTAACTAACAATGAAGGTGTAGAAAATGATGATAAGTTAAATCAAGAGACACTACCATATACTCAATACAAAGAGTATGAAGGTGTGCTTAACTTACTATCTGATGAAAGTAAAACCTATCAAGCATACTACTATGCAATAAAACGAACACAGCATAGACATTGGGTCTCAGGTGGTGGACATAAGTATCATGTCAACATAGGTATGGTTAAGAGATGGCTAGACAAAATGATTAAGTTAGAAAATCCACAAGTTTTAGTAGAAGTAATTAAACCAACCGACAAACTTACCAATCAGTAGGAATGTCTTTTTTAAGGAGAGAGTAAAATGCAACAAGAAATTAGTTTGAAACAAGCAGAAGAGTTAATTGCAACAATAGGTCGTGATGTAACAGTTCATATGCGTGGACAACCTGGAATTGGTAAGTCATCTATCCTCAAGTCTTTGAGTGCAAGATTTCCTACCCACATACCTGTGTATATTGACTGCGCAGACTTAGATTTAGGTGACTTAGCTATGCCTGCCATGAACCATGAAACAAAGACCACAACATTCTATCCGAATGAAAGGTTTGCAATACATGATGATAAGCCTGTCATCATTATGCTTGACGAGATTACGAAAGCTAGTGAGCCTGTCAAGAATATGTTATTGCCTGTCATGTTAGAGAGACGACTAGGTGCAGTTAAGTTTCACCCAGACTCTATCGTCTATTCAACAGGCAACCTAACAACAGATGGTGTCGGCGATACAATGAAAGCCCATGCCAAGAATAGATTGACTTCCGTTACCATACGCAATCCTAATGATGACGAGTGGATTAATTGGGGTGTAGACAACGGCATAGCGCCAGAGGTATTGGCTTGGGTTAAACAATTCCCCCATGCACTAGCGTGTTATACAGATGACTCACAGAAAGAAAATATGTATATCTACAATCCTCGTAAGCAACAAGATGCGTTTGTATCACCTCGTTCGTTAGAGAAGGCATCACATATCGTTAAGAATAGACACACACTTGGTGAGGATACTACTATGGTCGCACTCACAGGCACGATTGGTGAGTCAGCCTCGCGTGATATGTCTGCATACTTCAGTCTAGCTGATGGCTTACCAACTAAGGAGAGTATCTATAACAAACCTAATGAAGCCAATGTCCCTAGCGACCCGTCAGCAAGAGTTATCTTAGTAATGCGAGAACTCATGACAATCACAGAGCAACATATGGACGCGTGGTTAACATACTTACAACGACTACCTATGGAAATCCAAGCGTTGTTTGCAGTTAACATCATGGCATCATCACGCAAACAGGTAGCCGCGACCAATAAAACATTCATTGATTGGGCAGTTAAGAATAACCAATACTTCTAGGAGGGTATATGGCACTAACAAGTGAACAAAGAGTCACGAAGTCCCACATAGCGATAATGCGTAGCAAAGAATTCTGTATGTTTGCAGGCGTGTTATCGGTGGGCAAGGTAATGTTTTCAGATGAGATACCTACGGCATGCACCAATGGTCGTGATGTTATCTACAATACTGACTTCATTAAAACATTAGACGATAGAGAATTAAACTTTGTCGTCTTACATGAAGCGTTGCATAAAGTCTATCAGCATATGCACCTATGGAAAAAGCTATGGAAAGAAAATCCTATGCTTGCGAACATGGCGGCTGACTATGTTGTTAACTATGCAATACATGAAGCTGATGAACATAATAATATTACCAAACGACCAGACTCAGCATTGTTTGACTTAGCATACAAAGGTATGACTACAAAACAAATCTTTGATATGCTCAAGAAGGATAGTGATTATGTCAAACAACAAGGTGGTCATGACTCACATGATTGGGAAGGCGCTGAACAATTATCTGATGAGGAAGTTAAAGAGACTGCCAAGCAGATAGACCAAGCGTTGCGACAAGGTGAGATTATTCGTGGCAAGATGAATGGTAATAAGAATAGAAGTGTTACCGAGATACTTGAACCTAAGGTAGATTGGCGCGAGCAGTTGCGTGAGTTTGTTAATTCGACTTGTTGTAACAAAGATAAGACTACATGGAAACGACCACACAAGCGTTTCTTAGGTCAAGACATCTACATGCCTAGCATGATAGGTGAGTCAATAGGCAAAGTTGTTGTCGGTATAGATACATCGGGGTCTATTGGAGATAGAGAGTTATCGGAGTTTTTAACCGAAGTTGTAGCTATATGTGATGAGGTATCCCCATCTAGTATAGAGTTGTTGTATTGGGATACTCATGTTGCAGGACATGAGACATACAATCAAGGTGATTACAAAGCCTTAGTTCAGTCAACCAAACCTGCAGGGGGTGGTGGCACTCATGTTGGGTGTGTTAATCAGTATATCAAAGATAAACGCATTGAACCCGAAGCTATCATCATATTAACAGATGGTTATGTGGAAAATGATTTTGGTGGTAGTTGGGATTACCCTACACTATGGGCTATCACAACCAAACATATCACATCACCACATGGTAAGACTATACATATTGTAGATTAATAACCCGACATTCCTACCATTCGGTAGGATTGTCTTAACTTTGAGGATAAATAAAATGGCAACATATATTAGAAATGAAATAGCACAGTATTCAGATATAACAATGAAGATAAATTTTAATAAGTTTAGCGATAGACAGATTAAAAACATTCTTAAGCAAATGAGAAATGGGGCAATATCTTATGGGCATTCGGCTACAACAACTGTAGCGAAATGGTTGCTTGGAAAATACCCTATGCCTCACTTTAGATACGATAGTTATTATATCAAATGGGTAAATTTGCCCAACGGTCATCCTTTCTTTTCTAAACTTAAAGAAGCAGCGGCGTTAACAAAATTAAAGTCTGATTTATCTAAATGGGAAGTAGATAATTTAGATTTAGCAATTAAATCAGCTGATGAAAGCAGAACAACAGATGAGGTAAGAATATATAACTTTGATAAACATAATATTAAGACGCTTAAAAAACACATAAAAATAGATGTTGTAATAGATGGTGAACTCAAAGACTTTTTAGATAAGCTGGAAAGACGAGAGATAGGCGCAATAGATGTAGACTTTAAAGATTTTGCAGACAGGTATTAAACTAAAGGAGAAATAACATGGCTAAACCTAAAAGCGTAACAATATTATCTTGTAAATTTAGCACGGTTATATCAGTCCGTGACCACAATAATGAAGAGTATCGCATGGATTATGGGGCTTTTCACGATGTATTGATGGAATTGGTAGATACCGATTGGTTTAAAGATAAGAAAGTGAAATGGAAATACAAGCGTTTGAATTATGAGGAGACATACAAGCACTTATTGTATCACCCTGCAATACATAAGCTTATTAACATAAAGGAGAACTAAAATGAGTATGAAAACATATGTAATTAGAGCATCAGTAACAACAGGTATAGAAGTAGAAGTAGAAGCTACAAACGAAGCAGAAGCTTTGAAGAAAGCTAACAGAATTAGCATCAACGATTGGGTCTCAGTCGAAGATGAAGGTTTTGAAATACAATCAATCGAGGAGGTAACACAAGATGAGTAATATTAGTATAGCAAGCAGTGCAGTATTAATTGATTTAAACATATCAGTATGGACGGCTAGGAAACTAGATAAGAATGTGTCCAAAGAAATTGATATAAACAAAAACACAACCATCAAGGCAGGTAACTATAACAAACATATCCTTGCAGGTTCAAATCAACTCGAGACAATCACCAAGTTAGCAGGTGAAATCCGTGATTGGCATGGGAGACAAACTCTGCCTTGGTCTGACACAGGCACAAGATTGTTACCTATGACTAACTTTTTTGATTACAAACATCAGCTAGGTATTTATGAAGCCGAGTTTCAATCTCGTATAAATACATTTATACAAGAATATCCTAATATCATTTTAGGTATGGCATTTAAACTAGGTAAATTGTTTGATAGGTCTGAGTATCCCGAAGCAGATAAGATATCATCTAAGTTTAATTTAAGATATACTATTATGCCTGTGCCTGAAACAAATGATTTTCGTGTTAACATAGCTGATGATATTAGGGAAGAGATGCAACAAGAATATCAGAAAGCATACGAGAGTCGTGTTGAAGTAGCAATGTCTGACGCATGGTCTAGATTGCATACAACACTAGAACATATGGTAGATAGACTTAGTGGTGAGGATAAAAAGATATTTAGAAATAGTTTAGTTGATAACGCATTAGAGTTGACAAACTTATTAACTAAGCTTAATGTAACAAAAGACCCTAAGTTAGAACAAGCAAGACAAGCATTAGAGAAATCTTTAGTAGGAGTATCAGCAGATGACTTACGAGAAAGCCAAGGCACAAGAAGTATGGTATTATCTAAGGTCAATGCAATTATGGAGACAATATGAAAATATACCACGCAATAGATGAGAACTCACCTGACATACCTGATAAGGACAAAGAAAAGATTGCCGTCCTTAAACTTGTAGATGTGGGTAAGTATATCAAGAATGTAGGTATTAGAGATGGACAGTTTTATGTTTTAGCTGATGATGCAACAGATGAAGTTTATCTAGAGTATAAAGAGGCTATGAATAATATAAACAATGCTATGTTGGAACGCATAGACTTTAGAGTGATAGCACAGAAAGGTTTGGAGTATAACACCAAGAAAGCTAACGCTATGAAAAGATATATGGAGATGCCAAGTGGCTGAGAAAAAAGTTACAGAGAAATGGGTTAAGCAACAAGTAGTTAAACTTCTTAAAGAAAAAGGTGTATACTATTTCTTTCCTGTAGCAAGTGGTTATATGAGTATTGGTGTGCCCGATATTGTAGCGTGTATCAATGGGTTATTTGTAGCAATAGAATGTAAGACAGGTAAAAATCGCCCTACTGAATTGCAATATAGAAACCTAGAAAATATACGAGACCATGGCGGGCTTGCCATGCTTGTAAATGAAAATGATTTAGATGCATTAAAAAACAGATTGGAAACTTTATGAGAATGTTAAAAAAGATATTAAGTAAATATAAGAAGTTTGTAGATGTGGTCAATCACCCTCCTCACTATACACATGGTGGGATAGAGACTATAGACTACATGGAGGCTAAGTCTACACCCGAAGAGTTTACAGGGCATCTACGACTGACGGCTCTAAAGTATTTATCTAGGTCTGGATATAAAGATAATGCCCTACAAGATTTAAAGAAAGCACAATGGTATATTAATAAGTTAGTTAAATATAGTGAAAAAAAGATTGTGAATTCTAAATAATGTGGATAATTAAGCTTGCACTAATCTCTGGAGTTATGGTAGGATTAGAATTAAAGTTTCTAGAGGAAGAAGAATACTATGATTTTTCTCTAGTAATTGACCTATTTATAATTAGATTAGTGGTGCAAAAGCTGAAAAATGTCAGATGATGCAGATAAAACGCAGGATAGAATAGAACTTGAAGATGCCATTCGCCGTAAGGAAATGGGTAATATAAAGTATCTTGAAGGGACAGGCAACTGCTTAAATTGTGGTGAGAAGTTAAATGACTCAAGACGTTGGTGTGATAAAGATTGCGCTGATGATTGGGATTACCACGTCAATAAACGTAAGTAACGACATTCCTACCAATTGGTAGGATTGTCTTTTTTAAGGAGAGAGCATGGCAACAACATCAATTAAACCGACTATTCGGGAAACATCTGCTACGACATTCGATCGTGGCGAAAGAAATTTAATCGTAACCATACATCATGGTGTAATTAAAATCAGACCTAAAGGATTAAAGTCAGAAGAAGTTATTGACATCGCGGCTATCTATGAGCAAGCAGTCAAGGCTCGTGTTAGGGGCAAGTAATGCCTAAACTTATAACGCTAGACTTTGAAACATACTATGATAAAGAGTATGGGTTAAAGAAGTATACAACGGAAGAATATATTCGTGACGATAAGTTTGAAGTTATTGGCGTAGCAGTCAATGATGGAACTACAACCTATTGGAACACAGGCACACATGATGAAATCAAAACGTTCCTACAAGGGTTTGACTTAGAAGGTAGTTTTGTATTGGGGCATAACATGCGTTTCGATGCGGCTATTCTGTCATGGATATTTGACATACACCCACTAGGTCTATTCGATACCATGAGTATGGGACAAATCTTACATGGTCTTACTGAGTCTGTATCATTAGCTAATCTATCCACCTTTTACGGTATTGGAGTCAAAGGCACAGAAGTAGGCGATGCATTAGGTAAGCATAGACTAGACTTTACATCTACTGAGATGGCATCTTATGCAAGGTATTGTATTAATGATGTGGAGTTAACTCGTCAGTTGTTTTATAAAATGAAAGATAAATTAACTGCACCAGAGATGCGCCTAATAGATTTAACTATCCGTATGTTTACAGAACCTAAGTTAGAACTTAATAAAGGTTTATTAATACGACACCTCCACGAAGTTAAAGAAGTTAAAGAAAAGCTACTCGCTTCAGTATCCGTAGATAAAGAATTGTTAATGAGTAACCCTAAGTTTGCTGAGTTACTTGTTGAACAAGGTGTAGAACCACCAATGAAAATTAGTCAAACAACAGGAAAGGAAACATATGCTTTTGCAAAAACCGATGAAGGATTTAAGGACTTACTTGAACATGAAAATCAATACGTTCAAGCTTTGGCTACTGCTCGTATTGGCAACAAGTCGACAATTGAAGAGACGCGCACAGAAAACTTTATTCAAATAGCCAACAGGGGAACATTACCTGTCCCTTTGAAGTATTCAGGTGCAGTGGTATCCCATCGATGGTCAGGCGTTGATGGGATTAATCTGCAAAACTTACCTCGGTCATCAGAGCTAAGACGAGCTATTTGTGCACCCAAAGGTTACAAGATTGTAGCGTCTGATTTAAGTAACATTGAGTTGCGTTTAGCCTATTGGTTTGCTCAGTCACATAGTAAAATAGAACAGATTAGGCAAGGTATTGATTTATATAAACAATCAGCCGCAGAAATTACAGGCATAGGTTATGACGAAGTTGATAAAGACTTACGATTTATTTTTAAAGTTGTTAACTTGTCTGGTATTTATGGTGTTGGTGCTAACAAGATGCACTCTATCTTAAAACAAGGTGGTGTTAAGAAAGACTTAAACGAAGTTAAAAATATTGTTTATGCTTATAGAAAAGCTAATCCAGAATTAGTTAAAGCTTGGGCAGACGCAGGTAAAATGTTAGAGGCGGTCAAAGCAGGTCAACATTATACTATGGGTAATGGTCAGATTATATCAAGCATTCCTCATGAAGGCATGATGAAACCTAACGGCATGTTGTTAGGACTACCTAATCTAAGAAAGTTAAAGACAGATATAGGTGAGTCATGGGTATATGATAAGTTAATGGGACGTAGTTTAATCCCTGAATATATACACCCATCTAAAACATTTCAGCGTTGCATACAATCATTGGCTCGTGATATAATAGGAGCACAATTAATTCAGGTAGCTAAAGTATATGATGTCGTTATGACTGTGCATGATGAGTTAGTCATGTTGTGTCATGAAGATGATGTAGACGAATGCGTAGAGTATGTAAAGAAATGTATGACTACTGCGCCTGAATGGTGTAAAGACCTGCCGTTAGGTTGTGAGGTAGGTGTAGGTGATAACTATATGGATGCTAAGTAGTGCCAAGGACATATAAAAAGATAGAGTGGGTAAGAAAGTATTTAGTAAATAAAGCCCTCACCGAGTGTAGAAAATATACTAGATGTATAGAAAGAGAACTATTACATGATGAACGAAAACTAAAAAGAAATGCAAGAGATGCTGTGTGGAGAGAAAAGAATAGACAAAAAATAAGAGATAGAACTAATAAATGGTTTAAAGATAATAAAGAACATGCGTCTCAATGGAAAAGAAATTGGTATGCAAAAAACAAAGAGCATGTAAAACAAAAAGAAATTGAAAGATATCAACGCAGAAAAGATTACTTTAAAAACAAATATGCTACATATAAAGAATTTATAAATACTAAAAGCAAAGAGTATAGAGAAAAAAATAGAGAAAAGATTAGAAAAAAAGCTATGGAAATGTATCATAGAATAAAACATACTGAAAAATATATTGCTCAAATGAGAGCCAATGGTATGAAAAGATACACTTCTAAAAAGAAACGATGTCCTACTTGGTTATCTAATGATGATTTATGGTTAATAAAAGAAGCGTATGCGTTAGCTACTATTAGGAGTAAACTGTTTGGGTTTACATGGCATGTAGATCACATTATTCCATTACAAGGTAAAACAGTTTCAGGGTTACATGTACCAATAAATATACAAGTAATACCAGGCGTAATTAATCAAAGAAAAAGTAATTTATACACAATATAAGGGGGCGTATGAAAAAGACCGCACAAAACGATGTAACAGGTGCATGGATAGTAAGTAAGCCTAACACCGAACAGTTTGAAAAGAACTTTGACCTTATATTTGGTAAGAAAAAGAAAGAGTCTCGTATTGATGTTATTGGACAGAATGGTAACGAAGGTATACACTACGAGATAGAACTCAATAAGTCTACAGGTGAACCTGAGAAAAAAGAATGTTGCCCTTGTGGCGTGAAAGGATGTGAATAATGGCTCAACCCGCAGTGCATAAAAGTAAAAGACATGCTAACCCATTCAAGACAAGAACAGGTAAGGATAAACTTAAAGCCTTACCTATGAAAAAGCTATATGAGTTACTAGATAAAGCTGAAGAAGGTAAAAAGAAATCAAAGATTGCTAAAGAGATTGCAAGGAGAACTCCAATTGGCTGAACTTAAAACGTGGTCTTACTCAAGTGCTACAACATTCGAGAAATGTCCTAAGCAGTATTATCATCTATATGTAGCTAAGGATATAAAGCAAGACCCAAATACAGAACATTTCTTATATGGCAACGAAGTTCACAAAGCTTGTGAGTTATACGTTAAGAACGCAACACCTCTGCCAGAGAAATTTAATATGTTTCAACCTACATTGGATAAGTTAATAGCAATCCCAGGTGATAAGTATTGTGAGTATAAGTTAGGATTAACTAAAGACTTACAGCCCTGTGATTTCTTTGCTAAAGATGTATGGTGGCGTGGGGTTATTGACTTACTTGTTGTAAACCCTGAGACTAAGTTAGCTACCTTAATTGATTATAAGACAGGTAAGTCTAGTCAATATGCAGATACTAGACAGTTATCTTTGTTTAGCGTAGCCATATTTAAACACTTCCCTGATATGCAAAAAGTTAAGTCAGGCTTGGTATTCTTGGTAAGTAAAGAGATACTAAAAGAAGATTATACAAGTGATAAAGTAGATGACATGTTTGCAGAATGGGGTAAAATAACGCATAGGATAGATACTGCCCATCAGACAGGCGTTTTCAACGCAAGCCCTAATTTTGCCTGCCGCAAGTTTTGTCCTGTTCAATCATGTTCACATTACGGGAAATAATATGCCAAGCAAAAAAAGAGATTATCAAAAAGAAAATTTATACAAAGCTAAGCCAGAGCAAATTAAAATGCGTGTTGAGCGAAATAAAGCTAGACGAATTATGATGAAAGCTGGTAAAGTTCATAAGGGTGATGGACTAGCAGTAGATCACATTGTCCCTTTAAGTAAGGGAGGTAAGACTGTATTAAGCAACTTGAGAGTGGTTGATGCTAATCTTAATGATTCTTACTCACGCAATAAAGATAGTTCATTAAAAGAAAACAAACCTAGTAAAAAGATTGTAGCTAAAGAAGCTAAAGAAGGAAAACGTAACAAAACGTAATTTTGGTCCGCAAGGCGTGAGTGCGGTAAAACCACGTCAGTTAACAGTAAAGGATACCTCAATAAATATAAAACCTTTAAGTGTTAACATGTTGTAAATAGACGCGTCGCTACCTCTCTCGGTGACGCGTTTATCTTTTAAAATAGGAGATTGCATGGAAGTATATAAAGATAAAGCGTTGATTGTAAATACAAAACGCCCACAAATAATTTTAGATAAGATACCTAAAAGTAAGGTAGTTAAGACTTATGATAATGGTGTAACACAAGTTGCCGTTAATTGGGGTATAGATGAAGTCATAACTTTATCTGACATGAAAGTTAAAAACCCACCTTCACCAATCACAAGAGATTACAATTGGCCTGGCATTCATAAACCCTTTGACCATCAAAGAACGACTGCTCAATTCTTATCAGCACATAGACGTGCATACTGTTTAAGTGAAGCAGGCACAGGTAAAACATCTGCCGTTATATGGGCAGCAGATTATCTAATGAACATAGGTAAGATTAAGCGTATGCTTGTAGTATGTCCCTTATCTATTATGCAGGCAGCATGGCAATCAGACTTCTTTAAAACTGCTATGCACAGATCAGTAGGTATTGCTCATGGCTCTGCTGAAAAAAGAAAGAAAGTATTTGCCGAGAATACAGATGTAGTTATTATTAATTACGATGGTATAGAAATTGTAGAGAAAGAAATCAAATCTGGCGGTTTTGATTTAATAGTTGTCGATGAGGCAAACTATGTCAAGACTGTCACGACACGTCGCTGGAAGTCATTAAATCGTGTGGTAACACCTAATACATGGTTATGGCTTATGACAGGAACACCCGCTGCTCAATCACCAGCTGACGCATATGGACTGGCTAGACTTGTGAACCCCGCATCTGTCCCTAAATACGCAGGAACATTTAAGGATATGGTTATGCAGAAAGTTAGCCAGTTCACCTGGGTGCCTAGATTTAATGCTCAAGATATTGTATTTAAAACATTACAACCCGCCGTTCGTTATACTAAAGATGAATGTCTGGACCTACCTGATGTTTTATATACAACACGAGAAGTCCCTCTTACACCACAACAAGATAAGTATTACAAAAAGTTAAAGAAAGATATGTATCTTGAAACGGCAGGTGAGGAAATTACAGTAGTCAATGCAGGTGTCATGCTCACTAAACTTTTACAAGTAAGTGCAGGCGCTATCTATTCAGATACTCAAGAAGTTATTGAGTTTGATATATCCAATCGCATGACTGCTCTAAAAGAAATCATAGAAGAAGCAAGCCACAAAGTTTTAATCTTTTGTCCGTTTAGACATAGCATAGAAAAGATTATGGCTGAGTTACATAAAGACCATATAACTTGTGAGGCTATACATGGCGATGTATCTATGAATAAACGTTCAGAAATTTTCAAGAATTTTCAAGAAAGAAAAGACCCTCAAGTATTAGTTATTCAACCACAAGCTGCATCACATGGTGTAACACTCCACGCAGCTAACGTAGTTGTCTTTTGGTCACCTGTTATGTCTGTAGAAACATACATACAATGTTGCGCTCGTGTTGATCGTGCAGGACAAAAGAATAAGATGACTGTAGTTCATCTACAAGGTAGCCCTGTAGAACAAAAGATTTATAAAATGCTACAAGGTAAGATAGAGAACCATGTAAAACTAGTTGACCTATATAAAGAGGAGTTTGAAGAATGAGTAATTGGTCACCTAAATATCAAAAAAAGCAGAATGAATATAGGGCTAACCATCCTGAATGGTATATGCATCTTAAAGCTAGAAGAAGAGCAAGAGACAACGGTATTGATTTTAATATAGATGTGTCTGATGTTATTATGCCTAAAAATTGTCCTGTATTTAAACAATATGAATTAAAAAAAATACCTGATATTAAATCAGGGCCTAAGCCTTGGTCTCCATCATTAGATAGAATAGATAATACTAAAGGATATGTTAAAGGTAATGTGCAAGTTATAAGCCACAAAGCTAACACCATGAAAGGTAATGCCACACCTGATGAATTATTACAGTTTGCGTTTTGGATAATATTTACTTATGGACATATGATTGATAAAGAAATTAGTTGACATTGTAAATAGTTGTGATATACTGTTATTCTTAATAGATGAAAGGAGAGAATGTGGAATTAGATGATAATAAGATAGAAAAACTTATGCAAGCATCTGTCAATATGCGTGACAAGATAGATGAACTTGAAAAGCAAATATCTGATATTAAAGTTCAACGTGATAAAGTTGATATGGCTTTGAATGAAGCATGTAGAACATTAAATGTAACTAGTTTGAAAACTAAAATTGGAACACTATCTAGAACATTGAAGACACGCTATTGGTCAAGTGATTGGCCACAGATGTATGACTTTATTCTAGAAAATAGATTGCCTGAATTCTTTGAGAAACGTTTGGTGCAATCAGCAATTAAAGAATACTTAGAGCAGAACCCTGACAAAGCACCACCAGGACTACAAGCAACAAGTGAATATACAGTAAGAATAACTAAAAGCAAAGACAATAAGGAGGAAGTATGAGTAATGAATTAGACGTATTTGGTAGCACCGCAGTAGCAACACATACCCGTAGAGATGATGGCTTTACTGCAAACATCACAGGTAGTTCATCTACTGCTAAACGTATATCTATACGAGGTGGTAAGTTTAGATTAATGGTTAATGGTAAAGAAGTTGAGAAGTCAAACCAAGACGCTCTTGATGTAGTTATTGTTAACGCATCACCACACGTTCATAGAATGTATTTCTCTAAAGCATACACGCCAGGTGAGAAAATGCCACCACCTACATGTTGGACATCTGATAGCCAAACACCTGACCCAGCAGTTGTAGAAAAACAAGCAGAGTCATGTTTAGCATGTCCACAAAACATTAAAGGTTCAGGCGCTAATGGAACTAAGGCATGTCGTTTTAGTAGACGTATTGCAGTCGTTCGTGCTGATGATTTAAATGGTGATGTATATCAAATGACATTACCTGCACAATCAATCTTTGGTAACGGAACTAAAGACTGTAAACCTTTACATGAATACACAGATTATGTTAGAGCCAATGGTCAGAACTTAATGTCTGTTGTATCACGCGTATCTTTTGATGAAGACTCATCAAGCACTAAGATTGGATTTAAACCAATCAGAATTCTTAATGATGAAGAGTATGCAGTATGCACAACTAAGTCAACATCAGATGAAGCTAAACGCGCTATTACATTATCTGTAAACATAAATAGAGAAGACGATGGTGAAGAATTTGAAACTAAGAAACAACAACCAATTCAACGCCCTCAAGTATCTGCGCCTAAAGTAGAAGATGATATTCCTGAACCTACTGTAAGAGCAACAGAGAAACCTACTCCACCACCAGCGCCTAAACCTGCAGCACCAAAAGCAGATCAAGGTGATGTTAGTTTAGATGATTTGGTATCTGATTGGACTTCATAATGCGTGGATATTCACAAGGATTTATTGAGTTAAATCAAAAAGCAAAAGAAAGTTCAGGGACGCTATTAGGTGCTATGTGCATAGCACTTAAATACCCTGTATGTCAAGTATCGAAAGAGCTTCGCGTTTCGAGACAAACAGTGTATGATTGGTTTTCTGGCAGAGCAAGACCATCTAGAAGAATGGATATAAGAATCAAAGAGTTAGCTACAAGGCTACAAAGACAATAAGAATTGCCTCAATGCAAGAGGTTGACTAAGCCTATAAGTCTCCAAACGAAATACTTAGTCAGTCAGTAATACGGCACCGCTATCTGTCGTTTGCATACGATAGCCCTAATAACTTTATTTCGAGAGAATAATGCAAACAATTGAATTTTTACAGAGCATATGGTCTGAGACAGGATACTACTGTATCTGTGGTAAAGATCAGAAAAATATAGTCACTCCCAAATTTGTAAATTCTATAGAAGAAGCCATAAAAACATCCAAAACATTTTTAGATGATAAACAAGATGTATACTTTGCTTGCTCAACATGGAATGAACCTACTGAACGTAAAGCAATTAATGCTAAAGAACAACGTGTTTTTTGGTTAGACATTGATTGTGGTTTTGATGCTAAGAAACGTAAGTGGAAAGATTACGAAACTAAAGATGCTGCACTCGTAGCACTTAGAGAATTTACAGATACCACGAAGTTGCCTGCGCCTACTATTGTTGACTCAGGTAATGGCATACATTGTTATTGGACTTTGACAGAACCTGTAGCTTCGGCTATATGGAAACCTGTAGCAGAAGGCTTAAAGTTTTTATGTGTTAAACATAGTTTTAAAGCTGACCCTGCCTGCACTGCTGATATGTCTCGTATCTTACGAGTTCCAGGCACAAAGAACTTTAAAGATGTTGCTAACCCTGTTGACGTTGTGGTATTGAATATAGGAACTCCAACTCCGTTTGATGAGATAGCAAGCCTCATCCCTATACATCTTACAGATAAACCTAAAGCTAAACGTCCATTAGATGAAGCTACTAAAGCTATCTTAGGTAATAACTCATCTAAGTTCATGAAGATTATTGAACGTTGCCGTAAAGATGATGGATGCTCACAACTTACACACATCATAACAAAACAAGCTACGATTGAAGAACCATTATGGAGATCAGGATTATCTATCGCTGCATATTGTGAAGACTCATCAGTAGCTATACACAGTATATCTAAACACCACCCTGATTATGATTACGCTAGGACAGAGGCTAAAGCTGATGCAATCCCAGGACCTCATACTTGCAGACAGTTTGAAAATCTAAGACCTACAGGATGTGAAGGATGTAAACATAAAGGTAAGATTACATCACCTATTGAATTAGGACGTGTTATCCTACGCGCTAAAGGTGCAGATAATGTTATCCAAGCTAAGTCTGAAGCATTAGGTGAGACAGTTACATACCATGTGCCTGACTTTCCCTTTCCCTACTTTAGAGGAAAGAATGGTGGTGTCTATAAAACCGTAGCGGAAGAAGAGGAAGAAGCTGTCTTAATATATGACTATGACTTTTACCTTGTTGAAATTCTAAACGATAAAGATGCAGCAGGGTTCTGTGCATGGTTTAAGATACACCTTCCACAAGATGGCGTTCAAGAATTTATTGCTCCACTTACACAACTATTATCTCGTGATGAAGCACGTAAGATTTTAGCAGCCAAAGGTATTGTTAGAAATGGTAAACGACTTGATGCTGTTATTGATTACATCATGGCAGTTATTGAAGCACAACAAAAACAAAAACCTTCTACACCTATGTATAAACAATATGGTTGGACAGAAGATTACAAAAAGATACTTATAGGTAATAGAGAAATTAGCGCCTTTGGTATTAAGTTTGTTCCTGTATCTGATGATTTAAAAGATATTAATCCTGCATTAAGTAAGAAGGGTTCATATGAACTATGGAAGAAAGCTATATCTGTATATGAACGGCCAGGTATGGAATTACGAGCCTTTGGTTTCTTTTGTGCCTTTGGTTCTTTCCTCATGCCCTTCTTTAAATCTAAAGAAAAGTCAGCAGTTATAAATCTATATAACCCTGAGTCAGGTCAAGGTAAATCAACTATTCTACAAGCTATGACTAGTGTTGTAGGTAACCCTGCTATGAATGCAAATTTAATTCAAGTATGGGGTGATACAGGTAATGCCGTTATTAATCGTATGGGTTATATGAATAACGTAGCTGCAGCCGTAGATGAATTTACAAAAGTTACTGCAGACCAACTACATGACTATCTAAAGTTTATGACTACAGGTCGTGGTAAAAATCGTATGGATAGTAGTGGTAAAAACAAAGAACGACATAACGATACAATCTTTAACTTAATATCTGTAGTATCAAGTAACAAAGATTTCAGGACGGTCATATTCTCAGAAAACGCTAAAGCTTCAGGGGAGATGGCACGCTTTTTACAAATCAGAATTGATGAAGATAAAACTTTAACTAAAGAAGAAGCTGATGAATACTTTGAATTGTTACCTGATAACTATGGACATGCTATTGAAATATATGCTCAATGGTTGATAGCTAACTTAGACTCAGTTAAGGTTGCACTCAAAGAAACACAACTAGCTATAGACAAAGCATGGAATATTACAGGACGTGAACGTAAATATTCAGCTACCTTAGCTGCAGTATTTTTAGGTGCTAAGATTTCAAGACAACTAGGCATACATAATATAGACCCTGTGCCTGTGCAAGAAGCAGTTAGAAAAGCTTTAGTATCATCACGTGAAGAGTTAACTACACGAGACTTTGATGCTATGGAAACCCTAACATCATTTTTACATGAGAATTTAAAGAATACTTTAGTTATTAATAGTAAGACAGATTCTCGTTCAGGATTATTAGAAGCACCATTATTGAAACCAATCAATGAGTTACGTGTCAGAATTGAGCCAGATACTAACACAATATTCATAGGACTTGATACAATACGCGCATATCTAAAAGACCTTGGTAACGTAGAGTATGAAGATTTTGTTAGGAAGTTAAGGGAAGCTAATGTTCTTAGACCTAAATCAGGAGAATCTAAATTGTTACATAAAGGTTTAGATATTACAGGTGCAGGCAAACGATGCTTGTGGATTGATAGTTCATCATTTGATGACATCAATATTGATAAATTACCATTGGATATACCAAAAAGTGTTAACTAACGGCGTAGATTACCAAATATTATGGCCTGAATTTAAACCAGGCTCGAGTATCTTTATACCCTCTATTGATACAGATGCAGCTAGTGCAGCTATAGAACGCGAAAGCAAACGCTTAGAGTTTGAATATGTGCTTAAAGTTGTAGTAGAAGATGGAGTTAAAGGTATTCGAGTCTGGCGATTATAAGCCACCACGATAACGTAGTTGTTGTATATATCGATCAGTTCGGTCTTTAAGTTGTAGTTGATGACCTAACATAGTCTGACGCATTTCTTCAATACGATCAAGTTCAGCTTTCTTAGAAGCAGGAGTCCATCTAACAGTATCTTTAGAAGCATAGATTTGATTTTCATATGTTCGTAAGGTTTGTAATTCTTTACTAATTGAAGCCATTTCACGCTGCATATTAACAATTTCTGCATTGTGATCTTCTTTAAGATACTCTTGATATTTCTTATAGTCTAATTGTTTATAACGGTTAGCTGATGAAACAATTTTTTGCACAACATCATTTAATTCATAGTAATCGTTTATATTACGTGCGCCATGTTCTTTAGCTACAAAAGCATTCATACTAGGAAGTTGTAATAAATAATCTCTTATTGATTGCTCAGGAAGTATTTCACCTCTCATAGAAGCTATTAAGTGATTGGATATTAAGCCTAATAATACAGATGTAGTTCCAAAGTATCTATCAAAGAAATGCTGTATTGTTGCTGGTGACGTTCCTGTAGTATCACCCATTAATCTAGATAACTGCATAGTATATTTATTACTATATTGTAAATCTTCTTCTAGATTTTCTTGCCCTCTACCTACAATAGGACGACCTGTATTTAAATCGATATTATAAGCACTCTCAACCATAGGTGAGATTAAAGTAGGAATAGCTGAAGGTAATGCAATAGCTCTAGTTAGACCAACCTTTAATGAATGAAGCATCTTTTCAGAATCTTCACTTTCTAAAATAAACTTATTAACAAGATGCTCAGGTAGTGTCTTAAATAGTAATGTAATTATATCGTTACGTAATGGAAGTTTAAAACCATTGGTGCCAGGAATAAATAGGTATCTATCTTTTTCTGATGTATCTGCTTTTTTATACTTATCATCATCAGCATTTAATACTGCATAGATCATAGCTAGCGCAAACATTTGAGCGCCTGTAGTAATTAGACGTTTGAAAGCTTTACCATGAGCATCAGGACCTATACCTGAATCAAGCAATGTGCTAAAGGCTACATGTAATGATTGTAAGTTAGCATTAACGAATGGAGCATTTTGTCTTAATGTATTAACAATACCTGATGAACCTGTTCTACGGAAGTTAATAATTTCTTCTGCCATATGAACTGCACGAGCTCTATCGTTTGTTTCGAGCATGACTTGAGAGTATACTGCTTGACGAATGACGTTATCAGATGCCATAGCTAACATACCTAACGGATGGGCTACCATTTTAATAAGTTTAGTTAATGAACCTGCTTGTTTAGCTTCTTTCATAGCATCAATATCAATGCGTTCATATTCAGAACTGAAATCATGTTTACCTACAGTGCCTGTAGTTTTTAAATAGTTACGTGCAGCACTTTTACCAAACGGAGTTAACATAATTTCTTTAAGAACTTGAACAGGGATTGCTAATGGAAATCTAACTTGAGATGTAAACATCGCATTATAAGCGTCCATAGGAATCTGTGCTATAGAGAATATAGGTTGAAGCACAATGTTCATACGTAAGAAGTTAGCATAAGGACGTAAAGCACCTCGTAAGAATGGAGTCATTACTGGTTCTAATCCAGTAAAGCCATCAACCATACTAGCACCATCAGTGCCTTGGAACTCATACTTAACAAGCTTACCATTTTGCCAAACGTTTACAACGTTACCTGCTTTAGAACGTTCTTTGACACCAAGAATTTTAATATCGTCAGGAACCCATTTAGAGTATAGTTTAATCTTTTCTTGCGCTGCACGATTATTAATAGCTTTTCTAGTCATATAACGTGTCCAACGTTCCATGTTATCAAACACATTATTAACAGGTTGGTAACTACCTTTTAATCGTTTATCTGCTGCAGCATCAAGTAAACCTCTTGCATATTCTTTAGGTCCTTTACCTGCTTCGATTTGTTCGTCTCTATAAAAAGGCACATAGTCCATAACATTTAATAATTCTTCTACATCTTCCTTGCTATAAAGACCTTGTTTTTCAGCAAAGTTTAATACACGTTGACGATTTTTATTCCATGAACTAAATAGTTTTTCTAGTTCTGAATTACCATGTGTATCTTTAAAATCAGTAAAGAATTTTTCACCAGCTTTAATTTCTGCAGGAGTTAAATGAACAAGTTTATATTGACGTTTCATTAATGTTTGTGCTTGTGCTTTTTTACCATCTTGCAATAATTTTAATACACGTTTTTTAAGTGTTTTATTTGCAGCAATTAAACCTTGTGATCTACGTGCTATAAATGCAGCGCTTGCAGCTTGATACATTTTATGTTCAGGAATATTATGTTTTTTAGCTAACATTGCTAACTTATCTCTAATAGATGTCATGCTATCTTTAACATCTTTAACTACAAATTTAAATGAATCACTGTCGTATTCTAAATCGCCATGAAGCATAAACAAGTCAGCCATTTGATCTGACTTAACAGCTTGAGATATTTGCATTTGATAGAATGACTTAGCTAATTCTTCTACGGATAACCCTGCTTTACGCATAGCTGCCATAATCTTTTGATTAATTGCATGGTCAAATGAGAACCCTGCTTTTCTAAAGTTGCGAACCATTTCACCAATTGTTTGTATTGGATGAGCCATTAAGTTGTCTTTAAAGGAAGGTGGAGTTACTTTAGGACGTGATTTATTTCCTGATGCAGCTAATTGACGATCAAGTTCTTCTTCACTCATACGAGCAAATAAAGGTTGGCCTTGTAAAGCTTTATTAGCCATTTCTTGAGTAACAGTGAAACCCATTTGGTCACCAATACGTTGTTCTGGTGGAGCATCAATATTAGGGGGTTCAAAGCTAATTGTTTCTAATTTACCGCCACCTAATTTTTTAAGTAGTTTAGATAAATATCTAGGAATATAATTATCATAAAATTCAGTCATACCTTTACTAGGGAATCTAATGAGATCAGCTCTCCAATTATCTGCTTCTCCTGGTTTTAACTCTCTAACTTTATCAGCTATACTACCTAAGTATTCTTCTAATTGTTCATCAGGAACATTAGGTATAGTTCGTGTATCTTCACCATTATCTAATATACCATTTATATCAAAAGTCCCATCAGTATTATGCATTACATGTACTGAATGAAATTGTTCTAATCTACCACCTTTCCAAGCCGCTTGCGTTCCATTAACAAAAGCAACTTTATCAACACCTTGATCTACTGCAAAACGAATGATATTTTTAAGTATTAAATTACTCCATGCTTCTGTATCTTGAACCCATGGACCACGTTCAAGTTTACCGCTTTGTTTTATACCCTCTAGTTGTAATTTAACTTCATCATGTTTAATTTGAGTTTCTTCTATTTTTAAACTATACTCTCTAACACGCTTAGAAGCTTCTAAATAATCTTCACGCCAGTTATTAATATGTTCATTATTTATATACTTTTCAACAACAGGTTTAATAGACTCATAATTAGCCATAGAAGTAGGACGTGTTAATTCTTCTTTAAAAAATTCAGGCTCTAATAAATATTGAGTTATATCATGAAGAAACGAAGTTGTATAATTTTGTTTAATAGCTTCAAATATAGCAGCATATGCAGTTTGTTTATCATTTGATGCTTCACGATATTTAACTCTTATATCATGAACAGCATTATCTAACATGTGTTCTTTTTTCTGTAAAGCCTCTATAGCTGCTTTTTCGTCGTTAGAAAGATTTTTTTTAAAACCCCAATTTCCAGGAACAAAATCAGTTAAATGTTCTTGTTTAATGTTATATTGTTTAGCTAGTTTTCTTAAATGACGTTTACGTATTGTTTTAGCTCCTTGAGCCCAATCTGATTGAATTTCTTCAACAAATAAAACTCGATTGCCTTTATTATCCATACGAATGTTAACGCGATAATGAGCAATAGGATTAGTAACATCAGGCCAATGAAATGTGTCAAATAAAGATTCACCCCCGTATCCTGCAGGCACTTTAATAGAAGTTCCAATATATTCTTGTGCTGCTTCATAAGCAGAGGCTTCTGAATTATATATAGTATTATTAAGTACAATACCTGTATCTACATCAGAAATATGCCAACCATCACCCATATCAAAAACATCTACTTTTCTTACAGTAAATTCTTTTGCAGGGCCTTTAAGACGTAAAATAATTTCAGCATAGTCATTAGTTCCGCCTGGTAATATATATGAACCATGTCCATATTTTGTACCTTTAGGACCTCTAGTTTCATTCCAGTCATCTATAAGTTGTTCTCTAGCATTATCTACTTCAATGTCAAAATCATGACGTAAAGATCTATAAATTTCATCCGCTATATCATCTAAACCACTAGTATTATAATCATTAGCTACATCTAAAGCGTCATTTTCATTAAAGTAATAAGTATCATCTACAGGTCCAGTTTTCCACTCTTCACTGTAAACTCTATATCCTTTATTACCATCAGCATCAGTTACATTTTCTTCTTTAACATAATAAGGGAAAGGATATTCATCTGCAGCTTGTTCATTAGCATCTTGCGACATTTGACCTGCAGGATCATCACCATAATTAGAAGTAATCCAATCTTCTAAATGTGCTTCAACAAAAGCGTTTCTAGCATCTTCATCATCTTCTGCGGCTTCATCAACACCATATTTAATTTCTTCAACTTGTGGGCCATTATCTGCAAGATAGTTAACAAGTTCTTGTTTTTCAATCTTATCTTTACCACGCATTTTCAAGTAGTCCATAATGCCTGAAAATTCTATTTCATCATCTTTAATTCCTTCTGATTTTCTACCCTTAATCCAATCAATCCATTGGTCAGCATTTTGAGATGTAGCACCTTTATGGAAGGTTGCATTAGTTATAATACGAGATAGCTGTGAATAGTATGTAGGTTTAGCAACACCTTCTTCTTCACCCTTCATAGTAATACCGGGCGTAGCTTCTTTAACTTTACCTGCAAGTGATACACGAACAGAGTGTTGCACCATATCACGAATGTCATCAGCAGTAATATTATCTACATTCCAACCATAACCTAATTTAGATAAGAACTGTTTAATATAACCTACGATTTGACGGAATATAGAATTGTTAGGAGCAGTTTCACCAATACGTGCAATAACTTCTTGCATGAAGTAATCACTACCTTCAGGATATTCAGGATATGTTTTAACTGTATTTTCCCAAGCAGCTTTAATATCTTTATCTGTTATTTTGTTTTGTTTAATAGAACGCACAACACGTTTGTAATTATTAGTTCCTAACATACCTTCTAGGCCATAGTGTGCACCGATCTCATGTAATAGCATGCGAGGAGCATCTTCTTTAGTAATACGGTTAGCAATAAAGTAACCTTTGCCTTTATGAAATACAGCTTTAGTGCCAGGAGTTACAGGACCTATTTCAGGAGGTAGTTCAGATACATCGTTAAGGAAGTTAAGTAAACCACGTTTTTTAGCTAAGTTTACATTCTTGCCATATTGTTGTTGGAACGCACTTTCAATAGACGCAGGTGTTTCACCTGTATTTTGAATCTCACCACGAGCTTCTTGTGGTAGTCCTTTTTCTTCTTCAGATACTTTTGTTAAGTCAACCTTCTTAGATTTACGTGCAGCTTTTAAAGACTCAATAGTATCGTGTGCTTCTACAATATCATCGTTAGATGCTATGCCGTTATCTAAAGCTTCAATAAGACTATTAGTAGGATCTAATGTGCGTAACAGACTAGCCATCTTCTTCATGGCTTTTGTTTCTTTTGTTTCTGTTAACTCTTCTTCGCTTTTTAAAACTTCTGTAGTTTTAGGAGCTTTTGCTTCTTTTGTTTCAGTTTCAACAGGAACATTCTCATCTCTTACCCAACCTGATGTTATTGTGCCATCTGCATTAGTTGTTTCTGCCCAAACAAATCCTGGGATAGGTGACTTCTTAGTTGTATCAATTACTGTCTTAGGTTCAATAGGTTTCTTTGTTTCTGCTTCTTCTGCTTTATTAATTGATTTAATTTGGAAAGGGCCCAAATAATATTCAATCATTTTTTGAACTGAACCCAATATTTTAGCATGTTCAGCATTTACTTTAATAATACCTTTATCATGAATAAGTGCATAAGAACCATCTTGATTCTCCATGACATCAACATTAATAGGTCCAACATCTTCAGTATCAACACTATAAGTGCCCTCACGTTTAGATGTAGCACTGGCATCTCTTTCAGCTCTAGTACGTTTTAATGGAGCGTTGACTGCGCCTTTTCCCTTTTTAGTGAGTTCAGCAGCACTTCCGCTGATATTAGTTGCAGCTCGGTTAGGTCCTTCAGTTCCTCCGGTAGTTCCATCTTCGGATTGTCCAAGAACTTCATCGTTAACTCCAGTTGCTCCAGTGTTAGTTCTGGTTCCATCGGTTGCCTCGGCTTTCTGTTGATCTAATAATGATTTATAGGTTTCTACTGCTTGCTCATTAATCTTGCCAGTATGAGAATTTAAAGTGTCGTCTAATAATACACGACCTTCAGGTGTTCCTACATCCTGCCCAAGAAGAGTTTTAAATGCTTTAGAATTCTTACTTAATCCCCACGAAGTTAACGTAGTTTCAGTAAGTGCTGTTGGGTTGACTGGTTCCATGGATTCGAGATCAGTGGCCTCAGATACAACTTGTTTTTGTTGAGCGGCTTTAAGTCTAGCTGCTTCAGCGGCTTTAGCTTGGTTAACTTGGTTAGCTTTGTCCTCTAAATCTTTTAGTGTAGATTTAATAATAGCTTCACGACTACCACGCTTTTCTTCTGCAGGTGGTTCATTATCTATTTCTTTTTCAGCTTCTTTTTGACCTCTAGCTTGTATAGAACCTCTGATACCACCATATGTTCCAGGAACTATAGACATACCAAATGATGCTGCTGCAGTATTAATATAATCATTAATAGCTTCTTTATCACCTATAGGCATATCAGCACCGAAACGTTCTAGCGCTGTTTGAAGTAATTCAGGTGGAACTTCTTTAGCACCTGTAATAGCCCAGTTTTTAACTACACTCATTACAAAGTTTTTAGTAGGAGTAGCTAAATTATCTAGAGCATCTAAGCCAATCTTTGTAGCAAAGAAATCACCTAGTGCATGACCAGCAGCTGCAGTAGTTAATCTACCAGTGCTTAAATCGTCAACTGCTTTTATTCTTTCTTCAGGATCTTCTATATTTTGTGTAGCATGGTCAATAGCTTGGCTCATAACTTCACCTTCACCATGAATACCAGCCATAGCACCAATACCTATACGGCTACCTATTTCTTTCTGAACAGCTTTCTTACCAGCTTCAGAAGACATAAACTTAGTAGCTTCTTTTTCAATATAAGCTTTAGCAGCATCATCACCTTTTTCTTTGGCAATTTTTTCTACTGCTTCTTTTAAACCTTTTCTAACTAAACTCTTACTTACTAAACCTGTAATAGCACCTGCTGCTGTACCGCCACCAGGTTCAACTAAAGTACCGCCTAATCCACCTACAGCTGAAAAGGCAAGACCTTCTCCAACCATACCAATACTTTTACCCATCCAATATGGTATAAAATCTGTAACTACTGAACCAATACCTTTATTAATAGCACCTTGAATAGTATCTGTTTCTTTTGCTAAAGGAGCTAATTCTTTAGAAGCTTCTTCATAGCCTTTAACACCAGCACGCATTAATTTTTCAGAACCGATTTGCTTACCTAATAAAGCTTCAGCTCCAGATAAAGTAGCTTTTGTTTCAGGTAGATATGTGCGTAAACCTCTAATAAAATCACTAGAGTTATCAGCAGGCTTAGCAGTGGGGGCTTGAGTTAAATCTTTTTGAGGTTGTTGAGCAGCAACTACTGGCTCTTCAGGCGTAGCTTCTTCTTCAGCAGGTAGAGATTGAATGTATTTAGTTAATGCTTTTGCTGATTCAACATCACCCGCCGCATCTGCCTTTTCCAAAGCAGAGTATAAGGCGTTTAAATCTTCCATTATTCTTCGTCTAGTCCAGTACCAGCAGAATCCCAATTAGTATCTAATTCATCTTGGGTATTTGTATTTCTAATTTTTTTATTTGTATTATCACTATACTTATTCATTATAGCATCAATATGTGCTGGACGATTAGCATTAAGTTTATTGGTTGTAGTATTAGCCGCAGGTTTAGCACCAGCTCCTTTTCTATAGTCATCATACATAGTTCTTAATTGAGATGCTGTAGGAATAGATGGCATTTGATCGTTCATAATAAACTCTTTAGCATTTTTAATGTAGTTATTTTTAACATATTGGAAGAAACCAGGATCTCCACCAAATACGGTTTCTTGTGCTCCATTAGGGAATGCATTTGCAAAATCTTTTAATGCATTACCATAAACACTACTTTGTACTTTAGCTCTAGCGCCACCTGTTGTAGCTGCATTTTTAGCTTTAGCAATGTTAGAAGCATTAACAAGTTCAGCATTTTTAAGCTCAACATTAGTGATAATATTCTTTCTTTCATCCATAGCTTTAATAGCCGTAGCAGCATCACCACGAGCTTGAGCATTTTTTGCTTCTTTAAGTTTCATATCAGCTTGTTTGAGTAACTTATCTTCTTTTTGAATATCTTTAAGGTCAACACCAAGTTCTTTAGCCGCATTCAATGCACTACCACCCCAAGTACTTAATGTATTTTGAGCTTTACCATACTCTGGTTTAGCTGAAGCAGCACCAAAACCTAAGTTAGCTAAAGCCATCCAACCAGCTTGAGCTTTATCATCTTTTAATTCGTCTCTTTGTTTTTGTAATTCAGCAGCTTGTTTTTTATAAAACTCAGGATCAACACCAAATTGATTTTGAGCTTGTTGCATTTGTAAAGCTTCATCATCTAAAGTTAATTCTTTAGGGACACGTGCTAATACAGCCTCAGGACTATTATAATACCAAGGATCATATGCTGATGTATCAGTAGCTTTTCCACCCTTAGCAAATGCTACAATACCACCACCAGCGTAATTATGTTCATTAAACATATCACCTGTATCTAATTCAGCTAAACCACCTTGTGCCATCATTTGTGGTGTAGGTTCTTGTTCTGGTTGTGCTTGTTGCATCATAGCTTGTTGTTGCTGAGCCATCATAGGATTAATACTACCAATACCTTGATGTGGAACAGATTGAGATATAACTTGTTGAGCTACAGTAGGAACTTGTTGAGGAGCTTCTTGTTTAGGTTGATTCATCTCTTGTAGTTGAACCATAGCTTTATATGAAGGAATACCTACTGAAGCAGCATACACAGGATCTTGCATAACTCTAATAAGTTGTTCTTTAGTAGCTAATACTGGTGTTGAAATGCTCATTAATTATCCTCCAAAAGCTTTTGCTAGACCAAGTCCACCTAAACCCAAACCAGCTATTTGGGAAATACCTGATGGTGAAGGCGCATATTGAACTTGAGAACCTGCAATACCTTGAGTACCGTGAATAATAGAGTTGATCCATTCCAATTGTTTCTTTTCCCAATCTCTTTTTTCCATAGCAGTTTGGTAGTTAACATCATCAATTTTTTGTTGTATATCTTGTTTTTCTCTAGCTGATGATGCTTGAGCTTTAAGTCTTTCAAGTTTAGCTGTTTGTTGTGCTGTTGCTAAATCTGCAAGGCCTTTAGATGATGAAATTTGAGATGATAATCCAGTTGTACCAATATCCCGACCTAAATTAGCACCAAATTGTTTACTAGCTTCACGAGCTTTATAAGCATTAAGTCGTTGATCTTGATATGCTTTATACATATTTTGTGCATTTTCATATGCAGATTGTGAACCTTTAGCTTGAATATCAGAAGCATTTGCCATTTGATCGCGCAATAAACTACCTTGCATAACATCACTTCTACCACCGCCACGAGTACCACGTCCAATAGAAGATAACATAGCATTTTTTTTAGCTAACGCTGCTTGTCTATTATTCTCACGTAAGGCCATATCAGTTACACGTTGTTGATATGGTGACATATATTTATCAGCCATAGCACCAGTAAAATCTTCAGCTTGATAATCTTCTGGTTTATAAGCAAAAGCTTGGTCAAAACCACGTTTAGCTAAATCACCACTCATAGTAGCGGCTTGATTCATCATTTCATTAGCTTTATCGTATTGACCTGAATCTTGTAATGCCTTAATTTGATTTTGAATAGCTATTTGAGCATCATTAAATCCTGCTACACGTTCACCACTATATTCAGGCATACCTTTAACACCAGTTACATTACCGCTAGAATCAGTAGTAAATATATTTTTACCAGCACTTTTAGCTACTTGCTCAAAATAAGGCTGCATATATTCAGGTACATTGGTTGTGTAAGTAGTTCCTGTAGATGTTTGTGAACCACCACCTCCACCCCATAGGGTAAAGAATTTATCCATAATCCATACTGGATTTAAAAACCAACTAAACCCATTTAATAATTTCATAGCTTCTTCTCCACAATAATATATCGCTGTTCAAACTGAAAGGCTCTACGCCATAATCTAGCAATTGATTCTCTAGCAGCACCTCTAACCATAGTGCCACCGTTTTGTTTAATCCAATTTTCAAACTGTTTATAAATCTCTTTATTTGCTAACATTTTACCACCAATTGCTGTAATAAAAGCAATTCTTTCATTAGGATAATTACCCCATTCTACAGTAGCTGCGCCGTGAATAGATTTATTTTCATCAACAGCAATTAACAATGTTTGATTACCCTGTACTAAATATTGTTTTAAATGTTCAACATCGTATTCACCACCAGAATAAATCAATGCATCGGATAAAAACTTCTCTACTTTATCCCATATCTGCTGAATATAAATAGTTGGTACTACTTGTACTTCGCTCAATTTCTTAATAATCCCATAAGACCACCTGCACTAAACTTAGCAGGGGTTTGAAAATTAGTTGTTGGATTGGTTGTTACTGCAGCTGGATTAGTTGTTGTGTTTGTAGCAGTTGTTGCAGCTTTAGGCGCAAACGGTACAAAGAACGGATTCTTATTTTGAGCCGCGTAATCAGCAAATTGATTTGCAGTTTTATCCAAACCAAAATTAACATATTGAATTGGTGAATAAGTATATGGCGTTGTTGGTCTAACTGCATTTGGCCCAGTAGGATTATAATATGCTCTAGCAGCATTTGCTTGATTATTAACTGTAAATCTTAAATCATTTCTTACATCACCTGGTAAACGTAAACCATGAAAAGCACTATTATCAATATTATTATTGTGTGCGCCTAAACTAGGTAAACCAAAAGCATTCATAGATCCATTACCATTTCCCATACTATGATCAGGTAAACCATAAGCATTGTATTGAACTGGCGGAGGTGTATATGTATAAGATTGTGGAGCATAAGCCTTAGCAAAAGCTGCTTGAGCCGCAGCATCACCTGCCATTTTGTCATAAATAGTTTGGTAAGTATTATAACTACCTGTAGTCATATCTTTTTTATTAGGATCATTATAGGCATCACCTAGCATAGGTAGTAAGTTATAGACCCCTTTATCACCTGTGATAAAATATTTTGAAGCATCGTAAGGATTACCACCATAGGTATAAGTCTTAGCACCATAGTTATATTCAGGTAATGCATATTGTGGTGTTGTACCACCACCTGCTGAAGGTGAACTTCCACCACCACCTGCAAATGCATTTTGTAATGCAGATCCAGCTATAGTTGATCCTACAGCTAAAAGCGGATTAGTACCCATAGCTATACTTCCTACTGTGCCTAATGCTTTTCCTACTATTCCACCCATAATTAGTCCTTACGTTGGTAAATATTTATTTGGATTAATTTGTTTGCCCTGTTTAGGTGTACCTGTTCGGGCTTGTCTTACTTTATGCAACATACTGTATAAACGTTGTGCACCTGCTTTAGATGAGCCATTACCAATATGACTTACTACATCTGCAGGAACTACAAACTCACCATCCGCTAATCTAGCAGGTTGTTTACCATCAATAGAAGCATGAATAGAATCACTCATACCATCACCTTCTCCATCTAAGTATCCACCATGAGCATAGATTGAACCTAGACCACCTTCTGAATATTCAACAGGACCGCCAACAGCATAGAATTCATTGGCAGCTTTAGCATTAGCACCTTGATTCATTAAATTATCTAATCTACCAAGTCCATATGATTCTGAAGGTGTATTTTGAGCTGTTGTACCATCAGGTTTACTGAAAGCATTAGTACTATCTTGATTGTATGCTTGAGTACCAAATACAGTACCTGAACCTGGAACTGCTCCACCAGACGCTAAACGTAATCCTGAATCAGGACTTAAATTTAATATATAGTCAGGATCTTTACTTCTATATTTATTAGCTAAAGCTTTACGTTTTTCTTCTTCAGCTTGGTCTGCTTCAGGATATAAATCTTCTTGTGCACCAGATAGCGCCGCCATACCTACAGGAGCAGCTAATTGAAATGCTGAGCCACCAGCACCACCTTGTGCTATAGGAGTTGTAAATTTATCAAAGCCTCCAGGTTTTAGTGTTTCCATTAAACCACGACCTGTTTGACTTAAACCTTGTGAAAAAGTTGTAGCTGGTGCTGCTTGTTTAGCTAACGTAGCAGCCATACCTTGACCTGATCCAGCTGATGAAAGCCCACCTTCAGCTGTAAGTTGAGGACCAACTATATTTTTTGAAGCTTCATAACCACCTTGAGCTCCCATGTTTCCAAAACTACCTGCTAAATTACCACCACCATAACCACCAAGACCGCCCATTAAACCACCGGTTAATACATCGTCACCTTTAGCGCCAGCTACTGCAGCACCTGTAGCCATACCAGCAGCAATAGGAGCAATTGTAGCAGCTGTAGTTCCAGCTTCAAGTCCTAGACCAGCACCCATTGGACCACCAACCATAAAACCAGCAACAGTTGGTAATAAAGAAGTAATAAAACTACCAAAGTCAAAAGCTTCTGGCATACCTGTATGTGGGTTAGTATGTAGTTTATGGCCTGTCATTTGGCCAATAGCCTGTAACCCAGCTACTTCTCTAGGGCTTACGTGCATAAGCATAGTATCGCCATTGCGACCTAACGAAGCTAAACCGTGGGAAAGGGCATGAGTAATCATAAAAAGTCCTTATTGAGATAATCAAATTGTATCATATTATGCTGCTGTATTGGATATTAAAACACCTTGCAAAATCAATCCTACAATATGCGTTCCGCTTGCTGTGGAAAACTGCCATTGAATATCTACTTTTTGAGTATAGGGAAAAGGATTATTTCTTATTACTTGATATCTTTGATCCCAAGCTGTTTGTAATACAGTTAATGTTACTGGATTGGTTTGAGCATTATTTGTAATTTTTACTTGATAGTTAATAGCATTACCTGCCGCAGCGTCACCGTTAAAAGCATTAATTGAAGTAAGATACATGGTATAGCCATTAGGTACTGAATATACCCCAGCTTGAGACCTACCTATCCCTATATTAATTTGAGAGTATGTAATACCACCATTTTTTGCTGTAATTGTACCTACGTTGGTAGTTTGACCTGTTCCTGTGCTAGTCATAATCATGCTATTAATACGAAGAAATTGATTGGTTGTAGTTACACCTGTTACACCATTTAAAGTTACAGTTTCAGTTATTAAGTTCCAACTTGAATCAAGACCACTAACAAGAATTGTTGCTCTTGTATTATCAGAGGCAGAAGTGCTGGCAAGGGTCATTGTTACCGCAGATGCAGGAAATGCGTATTGTGTAGTGCCAGTTAGCTCCCACAAAGTATAAAAAGTGGTTTTAACAGTATCCGAATAAGCAAAAATATTAAGTTGATTAACACCAGAAACTAGACCACGAGCCACTTGCATTTCCCAAGGCGCTGCAGAACTAAGTGATGTAGTAGCTGCAACAGGCGGAAAATATTGAATACTCATAGTGCTTCACCTCCAGTAACAGTTGCAGTACATCCAGTAGCTGATGCTTTAACTTGTATAGTATCACTTACATTTAAAATTTGGCTTCCAGTCCATTGAACTGTTGTATATGCAGGTAATGGTGTATTATAAAAAATAGCATTATCTGTACCTACTGTAGCTCCTGCAGGAACTAAACTAACATATATATTAATAGAAGATGCTGTAGTGTTACATATAGTAATATCTTTAACATAAGTTCTTGTATTAACAGGTACATTATAGATAGATAAATACGATGTTGTCATCGCTGCTTGACCAATTTTGACACCAGTTATATTTTGATATGCCATTTAAAAACTTCCTGTTCCTAACCAATTAAGAGTATTTAAGCTATTGATTTGATTAATAGTATCTACGTTAGCTTTATCAAGTTGATTATGATAGTTACGTAATGTATTATTAGAAACTTCTTGCGTTTGTTGACTATACTCAACAGATGGGGCTGGAATAGCTGGTGCTTTAGTTTGTGTAATATTATTATGTACTGAACTAGCCATATTATCCTCTTAATCCATCAGCACGTGCATCAACACGAGTTAAACCTAATTGCCATTGCGTATTTAATGTATCAGAACCAATTCTAAAATTCATCTGACGACCACGGCATCTTACATATACTTGGTTAGTATATGGCGTAAATACAGCAGAAGAGGTATAAGTACCTTGTACTGTATTAGCTGTAGACTGTCCTTCTTCATTAGTTGTAGATTCAGCAGCACCAGGGAAATTACGTACACCTACAGTCAATGTTACTTCTGGTGTAGTACTATTAACAGAGCCATCAAAATTAACATCAGGTATTAAACGGCGTACTAACATAAATTTCTCACCATCACCAATATCAATATCAGCTGATTGGATATATGATTCTATAGGTAATGCAGCTGCATTTCCTGGTTGACCATCATTTACACCATCTTCATGTTGATAAACATAACCATTATTAGTAGCTAATGGATTTTTAAATACGCCTGTATCAAGCCATGTAGTTCTTGATAAATCACCATAATACCAAATTTGTTCTAAGTAGTTATAGATAACATATCGATTTAGTGTATTTGAATCAGCCGTTGCATAAAACCATATAATCTCATTAAATTTATTATTAACCCCTGCTACAATAACAGAGTCTTGTTCTTGGTTAATATTATTAAATATATATTGACGTAAAGTACATGGTAGAGTATCTACTCGACCTGAGTAGCTATAAAATCTATCAGTACCCATCCAGTAAACAATATTATTAGTACTTGTTACTGCATTTGGACCCATAATAGAAATGTTACTTGATAACTGTTGTATACCAAATACATCTCCAGTACCTAAAAATTGTAAGGAATGTAATGTATTATTAGTAAAAATTACTGTTTCTTGTTTTGTATTTACTGCGGTGACAATCTTAGAACCCGCTTGAATACGTAAGTATCCTGAACTATTTTGTTCTGTTGGGTTCCACACTTGTGGTTGAGCGCCATAAACAGGATCTACATTTGACCATCTAATTAATAATGGATCATAATATAAACTTAAACTAGGTGGTGTATAATTATTATATGTATATGTACCTACTGTTGTAGCAGAGGAACCTGGATTATATGTTAATTGATAGGTAAATGTATTTGCTCCTGTAACTGTAATTTGAACTTGATCTGGATAAGATGCATAATCAGCAGGAGCTTGACCTATTAAAGTAATCCAATCACCTGTAGCCCTACCATGCGATCCTGAGGTTGTAACTGTTGCAACTAAAGTAGTTACGTTATAAGTAATACTTGTTATTGCTGCACCAGCTGTTGATTGATCGTAATATTCAGTACATCCTAGTGCTAATAAATATCCACTTGGTGTAAATAAAATCTTATTAATTTGTTGAGGAACTGCAACTGCGCCTGTTATAGAAGATAATAATACTGCACGAGTAGTAAATGAACTATCATAAGCCCAATAATAAATAGCAGATTTATTAATATTAAAGTATAAGTCATCAACATAGTTATCAGCAAATATAAGTCTAGCAGGTGTATAAATAGGTGTAGTAGCAGCAGCACCCCAAGCTGATGTACCCCACGTACCAGCACCCCAACCATAACCAGCAGTTGTATAATCGTAACCAATATTAATTTGAAAAGCCGCTGTGATATTTGTTCCTCCCACATTAGATGCGGCTGTAATAGTACTAGCTGTAGTAGATACTGTAATATAAAAACTACCACCAATAAGCTTTAATTCAAATTCTTTATTTAAATCTGCGTTGGGAATACTTCCTGGATTGCCTGTAACGCCACTAAATGTAACATAATCTCCATCAGTAGCACCTGAAGTAATTGTAGAACTAACTAATACATTTTGAGATCCAGCAAACGTAGTGAAGCAATTATTTGTAGTAGGAGATGTATAAGTAACACGAAGAGGAGTGATGTCTTTTAATGTAGAACCTACTAAGATATACATCTTTTTATTAGTACCAATAAGCGCTAATTGGTTACCATCAGTAACATTCCAAGTAAATAAAGTTCTAGCAGTACCTACATATGGTGAAAAGGGATTAGCAACAGTCCAACCACCCATCTTTTCAGGAAAGCCTGAACGGAAACGAGCCAACTGAATATCATACCATCCACCTTCGGAAGCATAATTAGTTTGGTCTTTATTTAAACCTGATTTAAAGGTTAGTTTACTTAGTGACATATAGTTATAGTTGCTTGTTTAGCTTCTTTTAGTTTAGGTAAAAATGCATTAAATGCTTCTTTAGATCGTGATATAAAATTGCCTTTAACCCAATCTAGTCCTACTAAAACGCATCCTTCTGTATCAGAATCTGTATTACCTGAATGAATACGTACACCTTCAAAACCTGGTACATTTAAAATATGTGGCATGTCTTTGCCAAACCTAATTGACTTATCGATAATGACATTATATGTACCTTCAGGGATAGCTGTATTACCATCCACTTTTTTGTCTCTAACTTTATCTTCTAATGTATAACAAAAGAATATTCCATCTATTGACATTTTGCCTATGGTATATTTATCACCGAATTCAAAACGTTTAACATCTATCTTCACTTACTTGTTCCGTTCTTTTTGTCCCATGATCGTAACCCAGCTAAACCTAGTAAACCAAGTAAAACTTGAAGTGTTAAATCAGTATCAATGATAGGAAAAGCACCGTTATAATGAAATATAACTACTGCAACAAAACGAATAAATGGTTCTAATATAGCTGCATATAGTAATGCAAAGCCACAACCCCAACCAATAAATGGTCTCCATCGGCTAGTAAATTTATCATTGTTTGCAGCTTCAATAGCGTTAACTTTAATCTGTTCTATAGCTAGTTGAAATTCATTAGATGCAAGCGCTAGTTCTAATGCTTCTTGAGCTTCTGCTCGTTTATTTTTGTCAGGTATAACTCGGTCTAAAACATTACCAATCGTACCTAATATAGTTCCAATAATGTCACCCATAGTTTTTCCTTACATGTATTGAATAGTTACAGTGCCTGACATTGTTCCAGCACTAGGTGTAAGAGTAATACCTGATATTGCTGCAGATAAAGGTTGTGAGCCATTCCACATAGTTGATCTTAAAGATGTTCCTCCTGCATCATTACCTGAAAATCCTGAAACTGCCCATAGATTAGTAGAAGAATTTATTAACGAGAATATAAACTGCCCAGAAGCAAGAGTTCCAGTATTATCATCCCATATTCTATATGTAGTAGATAAAGAGGAACCGGCTGTAGTAACAGTATTACCACCAGTAAATTTATAACTAGCACCAAGAGTACTACCACCGCCAGAAGCATTAACAAGTCCTAAAGTAATATTTCCACTTGATGTTGAAGTAATAGAACTATAGTTAACAACAACATATTTAGCTGTTGCCGAAATGCCTGTAATTGTTTGTGCCGTTGTACCTGTAATTGTTGTAGGTCCAATTGTAGTAAAGCCTGTTGTAGCAGGCGCAGTACTAGACCAAGTTGTACCATTTGATGTTAATACATTACCTGCCGTACCTGGAGCTACAACTTGAACTGCACTTGTACCATTACCAAGCAAAACGTTATTAGCAGTAAGTGTTGCTGCGCCTGTACCACCTTGAGCTACGCCCAACTGTGTTGTTAATGTAGTAGTACCTGCAACACTCAAATTACCTGAATCGGTTAAACCTGGTGTTGATATTCCGCTTGTTCCGTCAATTGTTATTGCCATAATTAATCCTTTTATTTAGAATACTAAAAACATGTTGCTAGTACTTGCATTATATGTAAGTACAATAATACCTTGTCCGCCAGCAAGATTAGAACCGCCATTTGTGCCTCCAGCGCCACCACCATAAAGTCCAGCAGCGCCTGCGGTTGATAAACTTGCAGAACCACCGCCACCACCACCAGAACCTGCCGTTGCACTATTAGAAGTTTGTGTCCAGTAATTTCCATTAGAACCAGCACCGCCATCATTATTACTTCCAGTACCAGTACCACCACCGCCACCACCGCCATTTGTTGGAGCGGTATTATTTGCAATTAATATTGAAGTAGCACCTGAACCACCTGTTTGTCCTGTAGATGCACCACCTGCACCACCTGCAGGGGCTTGACCTGCTTGTCCGGCAGTCCCTGCCGCAGTTAATGTCGCACCGCTACCGCCGCCACCAGATCCATTTCCTACTGTTCCGTTACCATTTCCGCCAGCTCCACCTACTCCACCTGGTCCTGCAGCTCCGCCACCGCCACCTTCAAGTTTACCTGTAGACGATCCGTTATCGCCACCTTTACCGCCTGAATATACAGTAGTACCCACACATGAAGCACTAGCACCACCAGCTCCACCAGCTCCACCACCGGTAGCTCCTACTACACCAGCTTTAGCTAAAACACCTTGAGTTGCTAATGTGGGTGCTGCATTAGAAGCATTATTAAACCAAGTATCACTACCTGTAGCACCAGCTGAACCAGCGCCTACACTAACATAAACATTTGTACCTGCAGTTAAAGAAACAGTTGTAGATTTAGCATAAGCTCCACCGCCACCGCCAGATGATTGTTGAGCTCCTACAGATCCACCACCAGCACCAATAGCTTCAACAGAAACAAGAGATAAAAAATCACCTGGTATAGGGTATAAATTACCTGATGGTGTTGAAGTTATAAATACGGTTTTAACTGGCATTATACTTGTGTAGTTACCGCTACAACATCCCAACGAGTATTATTTGCATTATAAACACATCCTACATACACTGTTTTAGATACTGTAGTTGATGTTGGAAGAGTTACACCAATTGCAGTATAAGTAGCATTCCATGTTAATGTTCTTGAAGTACTATTATCTAGTAATCTAAATGTTAATTTTTGACCATCATATGGTGTGCCAGTAGGTGCATTGATAGTAAGGTTAGCCGCTAATGCAGTTAAGTTATATTGGCTATATGTATTAATATCAGGTGTTATACTTGATGCAGAAGCTTGTGTATTTGAACTAGGATTTAAATTTACAGTTCCTGATATGGTAGGCAGAGTTAATGTAGTAGACCCTGAAACTGCCTGAGCTTGTAGGGTTACGGTACCTGAGGTATCGCCTGAGATGACTATTGATGACATATTATTTTCCTTTAATTAAGCCCATGAACCTATATTAATATTAGCACCGGAAGCACCTAATGGAGTAAGTTTTGCATAACTACCAATTTGAGTTGTATATGCGCCGCCTGGAGCTGCTGAAAGTGTGTATTGTGGGATAAATGTACCACCAGCGTTTACTGATACCGTTCCTTTTAAGATCGCAGTAAAATTATTACTTGCATTTGTAAATGCTCCTGTTAATACTGTTGCACTTGCTGTATTTACATAGTAATTATATGCATTTTGATTACCATTAACGCTAGGTGCAGACGAAGAATATCCAATATTATTTAATGTAGCTGTTCCACCAAATCCAATAGCAATTGTATAAGATGTTGTTCCTGCAGATTTAGATAATGTAAATACTATTTCAAATTCATATATAGTAGAACCAGCTAAAGTAACACCTACGCCAAAAATAGATTGAGCAGTTGTAACGTTTGCACCTGCTACTGCAGAGTTTAAAGCATAATATAAACTAGCACCTAAAGAAGTAGACCAAGTAGGAACTCCGTTACCTGATGATGTTAATACTTGACCTGATGTACCATAGTTTGCTGTGCCTGTACCTAATACTAAAGCACCTGTAGTTGTTACTGATAAGCGTTGTGTATTATTAGTATATATGCCTAATGGAAGATAAGTTCCTGAACCATTTATACCTGATATAATTTCTGTGTCAGTAGAGCCATTTACAAGCATTTGTATTACAGATGAATTTGTAGGATCTGAGTTATTAGCTGCTCCTAATCCTGCAATAGTACCAGAACCATTAGGAAGTGCATATACGCCTGTATTTCCATTCAAGGTACTTGTTTGTAATGCAGTTCTGTTATTTACTGTTGCGGTACTAAAATCACCTTGCAGTCTATTGGTACCAGAATCTAATATAATTGACGCCATTTAATGCTCCTATAAAACAACCCAACGTTGACCAGATGGAACTGTAACTACTGCACCACCGCTAATTGTAATTGGTCCTGTTGACATTGCATTTTTATTTGTAGATAACGTATAACTTGTTGTAACTGTTTTTGAGTTTTCGTAAAATACTTGGTCACCACCTGCACCTGTAGCACCACCACCAATTGTACCCCATGAACCTGCTATACCTGTAATTGTAGTACCTGCTGGGATTAATTGAGTTGTATCTACTGTATATGTACCTGTACTACCTGTACCTGTACCAAGTGCTGTAATTTTAGTACCAGCAGTAATAAAGAAATACCCCATCATTGACTCACTTGCTATGGTTTGTGAGTTGTTAACAGTGTATGTACCTACACCACCTGTACCTGTACCAAGTGCTGTAATTGTTGTACCTGATGTAACACCTATACCTGAAATAACTGTACCTACTTTTAAATTACTTGTTGATGCAACTGTAACTGTTAGTGTAGTACCTGAAATGGAAGCTGTTAAAGTAGATGATATATAACCTGACACAGTCATACCTACTGCAATAGTACCTGATGTAACTGCGCTTACATCTAATGTAGTTCCTGCAATACCTGAACCGTTATCAATTTTACCTGTAAATACAGCAGTAGAAGTAGCTAAGAAGCCTTCATATTGATTAATAGTTGAGTTATAACGCATCATACCTGAATATACATCAGCTGGTCTTTGTGCTGTTGTACCTGCTGGTACTGCTACAGAACCTGTACCAACAAACTGTAAGTTATTAGGAACGTTAACAACCGTACCATTAATAGTCATGCTATCTAGTTTATAGTCACCTAAAGTAGTATTATTGTAAGTATTTAAAGATGTAGCATTAATAGCCGCAGTTACTGTACCAGCTGTAATAGTAGCATTTGAAGAAATAATAGTTCCATTAAAATAGTTTGATGGTGTAGATACATTTGTACCATCGCTATAAACAAAACCTGAAGTGCCTGCTGGAATAGTTACAGTAGTGCCTGGTGTTCCAACAACTGATACAATAACATCATTAGCTAAATTATTATTAACAATGTAAAACTTAGTAAAAGTATATGCGCCTGAAGTAGCTGGAATAAATAATGTTCGTGTAGATCCACCTGCAGTACCTGTTAAATTAAGTCTAAGATTTCTTGCAGCTTGAGTAGTATATGTATCAGATAAAGTTAAAGTAACATTAGCACTAGAAAATCCAACATCAGTAGTACCAATAATAGACTCTTGGATACAAGTACCTAAAGAAGCATTAGTAATATCACCCCATGTGGTAGCTTCGGTACCTGTGGTAATTTGAGGTATTTTTAGTGCTGAATATGCAACGGTCATAATTTATCTCTTTTAAGTTGATTCGCCAATAGCAGGAACGCTTGTTGCATGTACTGCTACATGTTTAATTTCATCCCAAACTTCTCCGCAATCATTACATGTTTTTTGGTTGTATTCTACATCATCTACGACCATACCGCAATTAGAACATTGTAGTTCAACCTCTTGTTTACATATAATAATTCCATCTATTTCTTGTGCTTCTATAATCATGGTAATATTCCTGTCCAATTTGCTGTTTGGGTAGTACTTACTACTGTCCATCCTGCTGTATTTGAGTCATCAATATCAGCCCAATTAGCTGTTTGATTATCATCAATTTGACTCCATAAATACACTGTTCCAATAGATCCTGTAGCGTATAAACCTGATACTGTAACAGAATTATTGTATATTATTTGCCCTAACTGAGATGTTCCACTAACACCAGTTATAGATATACGTTGTACAACTAAACTAACATTACCTACAGATCCAGTAGCGGAAACACCTGTTACTGGAATAGACAAACTACCAACTGCTGTACCTAACCCAGTAGTAGCTTGTATACCTGTTAAAGTTGCATAAGCCTGTGGTAAAGCCGATATTGGAACTTGGCTTAATGCATCAAATGCTAACATTATGCAACTACTGCTTTAAGCACCAAATATTTTAAAACAGGTGCTTCTGTTAATGAGCCTCCAGATATATTTCTAAGCGTTATAGTTGCAGAACCAGAAGCTGGAGTTACAGTAATATTATAAGCACCTAATGTACCTGCACTAATATGGTTAACAATTACAAGATCAGTTGAAGCAATTGATGTATTAGTAAACGTAAATGCTACGTTAGTTTGGTTAGCCCTAGCGCCTGAAAATAGCGTTATTGTACCTGTCATTTTGTTACCTGAAGTAACACCTGTTGTAGTAGATGTTAATTGAGTTAAAGCTTCACCTGCACCTGTTGCATAACCTATACCTGCACTAGCACTTGATGATGAAATAGCGCCTGTAAGAACTACTGAAGTACCTGTTGCAGCACCAATATTAGGAGTAGTTAAAGTGGGTGTATTAGAACCAACTAAACTATATGTAGATGTATTGCCAGTAATACCAGCAAAAGCATAGCCTGTAATATTATTTAATGATGTAACAGATGCTGTAGATGCATTAGTACCACCGTTAGCAATAGGTAATATGCCTGAAACATCAGCTGTTAAAGATACGGCTCCAAATGTAGGAGCCCCCGCTGCATTACCATGTAATACTGTTGTAGATGTACCAGCTGCTGTAGTTGCCATAGCAGTAGTAGTTGAGCCATACACAACACCATATTGAGTAAGCGCACTAGATTGGCCTGTACCACCATAAGCAGTACCAATTAAAGTACCTTGCCAAACACCTGAAGCTACTGTGCCTAAAGCTGATACATTACCTGAAGCATCTAAATAAACACCTTTTGTAGCTGCATATGTACAAAATACATTTTTAGTACCCGCTGAAAAAGAAACTGCAGAACCAGCATTAGAAGATGCTAAAACTGTAGTACGTGTTAAATTAGCTGATGTACCATCAAGTGTACCAAGACCTACTTCCCATTCAGAAGTACTTTGACCTGCTATAGTATAGTAAGTAGTATTACTGTTACCAATACCGGAACCAAAGGTTCTATAGCCTGTAGGAGCTCCACCAAGAGCAACTGCGCCTGTACCTGTGGTTGTGGTAGTTTCAAGTACTCTATCCGCTATTACAAGAGCCATTATAGACTCCTATTAAGCGATACGAATAATTGCTGAAGTATTATTTGCAGTGGGCATTACAACAGTAAAGTTACCTGCTGTAGAAGTAATTGTGCCACCAAATGATAATACTGCTACTGAATTTTTACCTGCTAATGAGTTATTATAAATCATAGCCCCTGCAGCAGATAACGTAGCTGAAGTCCAAGTAATATTAGAAAAACTTAACCATGCTGTTGTTCCTGTAGCACTATTAGGTACATTTGATATTGTTAACGCTTGACCCCCAGCAGTATAACCAGAACCTGAAGATTCATTAGATGCCGTATAAGCACCTGTAGTTGAGTCTAAAGTAGCTGCTGATGTATATAATGCCATGTAAAACGTATCTTGTGTATTAACCGTTTTAGCAGGATTAGTTGTATTAAAATTATGATACGCGCTAAGTATTTCTACTTTAAAGCTCGTAGTCATTGCTTGGGTAATTGCCATTCTAGTTCTCCAATAATTTAGTTAGTTCTGGGTGTCCTGCATCGGAAAACCGATGTTTCAATGTTAATCTATCTGATTCTACTGCTTGTTTTAATGATTTAATAAGTTCAGCATGGATATGTTCTTTAAATGCTAAAGCTTGATCTCTAATTGCAGGATGTGACTCTTTACCTACATAAATAATTCTATCAATCGTTTGTTCTGCGATTTCTTCAGGGGTAAAACCTCTATAGTTTGTACCATATGCTTTAACATTATCACCTAAAATAAGATCCATTTATTTTCCTTTATTGAACTGGGTTTCTAACTTGCCCATTTCTGTAAGCATCTTGACGATCTTTACCATCACCAAGTTGTTTCAATAGAGCTAATGCTTCATCATAACGTTTTTGATATTGATTTAATACGTCTTGTTCACCCTTCATATACGTATATGCTTCTAATAAAGAACCATAAAGAAGAGTAGAATCAAAATTATTTCCAAGCCAAGTAGTACCAGCAGTAACAATAGACTCAGGATAATAGAAATAATGCAATTCAATATTATAGTTAGCATCAGGTGTAGGACCTAATATAAATGTATTATTGTCAAAAACAGCATAATATTGAGGCTGACCATAAAAAGTTGAATCAGTATCAGGAAATGACTCTCTAATAAAGTTAACGTCTTTATTTAAAAGATACGAATACTCATTAGCATTATTAATTATTGCCATACTAAATGTAGATAACCAATCAGAAGGCATAGATAAATATTTATTAGTTGAAGTAGTATGCCCAGTCACGTTTTTACGCAACGCAGGCAATTGCACAACGTTATAAATACGTTGTTCAGCTTCTTTAATAAAGGTATTAACTACATCAGTTGTAAAGTCATTCTCTGTGTAATTCTTTATCTGTGCTACTAATTGGGTATAAGTCATTTATTACGCCATTGGACCACTTGAAGTAAATCCTTTTGTTGCTGCACCTTTACCACGTTGTACTGTATCACCATTCTTGTTAACTTCATTAGCACCTGGATCACCTGCGCTCACGCGTGGTGTACCTGTTTTTCTACCCATATCACTTGCTTTTAAAGTGTTAGGATCAGTTTGATAACTAATATCAGGTGTTGGTACAATTTGAGGCTGTTTATATTCTGCCATAATTATTATCCTTTTTGATTTTTAACTTTAGCTAAGTTACGGCCCATAGTCTTCATATCAGCATTCTTTTTACCGCCACCAGATTTAGTAGCTGGTCCTTTTTCAACGCCAATTGATGGTCCTGTATTACCTAAGTTTTTACCCTTAGTTTTACCTTTTTGATTAACGCCTTGAGCGCCTGCTTTAAAACCCATTTTATTACTCCTTATGTTATTGTTACAGTTACCGTGCCTACTTCACCTGTTGGAGCAAGATCATTAGGTATATCTGGTAAATTTAATACGTTGTTAAGACCAACTGGATCCCAACCCCATTGTATAACTCTACTACCACCATCACCGCCAGGTCCAGATTGATAATAGCTTGGACTATCAGGTCTTGGATTTCTTACTGCTTGCGGATCATTTACTGGGTATAAGCCTAGTGATAACTGCGGTTGATCCGGTTCCCAACATGATGGGCATACGAGTATATTAACATTTTTTGTCTTTATAACCAACCGTTTTAATTGCTTTAGCTTGTATCTAAAGTTACAACGATCGCATTGGGCAATTGCATGTTTACCGCTAGAGAATTTACTTGGCATTTAATTACCCGTGATAAAACATTTCTCTAGGTACAAATCGTACTGATGCTTTTTCTCTATCTTCTTCAGCAGCAAACTGATATTGTTGTTCGTAATCAGCTTTTAATTCTGCACGTCTATTAGGATCAACATTAGGTATTTTCATAGCTAAATAATAAGCTAATCCTGCTACCATAGCATTTAAAAAACGGAATGGAATATCTTGTGTGAACGTACCACTTGTGCCAGCATCTTGAATACGGCGTAATCTGTAGTAAACAAATGTATAAAAATTAGATTGGTCAGGTGCAGGCCATACATTAATTTGTGGGTTTTGAACAGTTAAATTAGGTTGTGTAGCACCACTTTGTCTATTAATCCATACTTGAATAGGACGACCTTGTGCATTTTTATTAGGGATTGTGATATATGTTGATTCACTAATACGGCTAATATTAATATCTGTTTGATTTTGTGCGGTACCAGTACGTACTACTTGATCTAATAAATCAATAGTATCAATAGGCAAATCATAAGCAATAGTGCCTTGAACTAATGGAATTGAACCTTGTTCAATAGTCCATAAGTTAATACCACGATTAGCCCACTCAACAGTAAGTAGATTTAAACTGCGTCTAGCTGTTCTTAAATCATAACCTGTACGTAGTTCAGCACCACATCTTTCAAATGCTTCTTCTACAATAGTATTAAGATCTAGGTTAAAACTAGAGGTGCCTGATGTTGTTGCTACCATTTATTTCCCTTATTTTGGAAAACCAGCTTTCATATTTGCATATGATTTTGCTGATATTGTGGATTTTGATTTAGGTCTTGAAATACCTTTTTTCTTCCTAGCATTAATGTTGGCATATAATCCAACAGGTCCACCTTTTTTATAGACATCTACTTTATTAGGATCGTCTTTACGAGTAATAACCTTAGGTTTTCTACCTGGCATCTTAGACTCGTTAATATCACCCATTCCGCGACTTGGTCTCATTATCTTCTTAATCCACCTAAACCTTGTTGTAATGTACCAGGTTGCATATCTCTTGGTGCTGGACCGCGTTGAGGACCTTTAGTAAGTAATGGACCTAAACCTGGAATTTGTGGATAAACTCCTTTAAGTGGTCCAAGATCTTGTTTTTGTTGTGGGTTTAGCGTACTACCTTGTTGTAGTTGGTTATACATAGGATTTAAGTTTGATACCGTTTGGCCAAAACCCAAAGGTTGTTGGTTTTGCATACCTTGTTGCAGTGATCTCATATTATTAAACATATTTGATCCGTTTTGAAACATATTTAACATACCTTGCGATTGTTCAGGCGTTACTTGTCCTGGCTGTGGAACTGTGCCATTAAATAACGTACTGCCTGGTTGTGCTTGTATATAAGGGTTTTGAGGTTGTTGTTGCATTAATTGAGCAAACCCAGAATACATTTGCAATTCTTTTAGTTGTTCTGGGGTTAATTGTCCACCTTGTCCTGCTGCGCCTGCCATTATACTATCCTTCCTTTTGTTTTACCGCGAATTGCACATCCATTAGCTTTGGCTACGAAGCCTCCACCTTCCATTTTTTTACAGCCACAGCCAACAGAACCACCTTTTTTCATAACTTTAGGATTTAAATCTGTCGGTTTATCTTTATTAGTAGGGCCTAATTTTAATTGAACACCTTTAGCCATGTTTTCATTATCCATACCAAGTTTTTCTCTTACAAGTTTTCTAATCTCAGTACCTGGACTCCACTCTGCTTTATCAGCTTCAATAGCTGAATCATATTTTTCTTTAGGTGACATATCTTTATATGATTTAGCCATTATACAATCCTTCCTCTTGTTTTTCCTCTGATTGCACAGCCATTAGCTTTAGTAACAAAACCACCACCAGCCATCTTTTTAGCTTTAACTTTACCGCCTTTTTTAAAACCCATTGAACGTCTAGCTTGTTCTAAAGGATCCATCCATTTTTCTTCAGCAACAGCTTTGTTTACTTTAGACATATCAGGTGCAGATTCCATAACATCTTTTGTTCTATCAACACTACCAATATCACCTGGAGCTGTTTCTACAGAAGTTTCTTTTTTAGTTACTTTAATAGGTTTTTTAACATTATTAAAGTTAGGACCCATTTTATCGTTACTAAAATCAACACGTGATCCAATATTACCAGTAGGAGTATTACGACCCATAGCAGTATCTATTTTATCTTTTCTAGCAGCTCTATCTGCAGCACGTTCTGCAATACCGCGTTGTTGTCTTAACTCGTTTTCATCAAGCATATCCTTGATGTCACTAAATAAATTACCTGTGTATTTAGCCATGATTAAACAATCTTTCCTTTAGTTTTACCGCGAATAGCAACACCATTAATAGAACCACCAACAGCATATTTTTTGCCTTTAGTCATTCCACCACCACACATACCACCTTTTTTAAGTTCTAATTGAGTACCTTTACCACCTTTATGTTCTTGTGCATCGTGTTGTTTAAATGCTTTTTTAATCATAGCTTTATCTTGAGCCATGTCCATCTTTGTATCTTCTTTCATATCTGATTTAGCCATACCGCCTCCTTTAAAAGTTTTACCTTTATCAGCGGCAGCAAAATCTTTACCTACTGATTGTTTAATTCCTACCTTCTTAGCAAAAGCTGGGCTATGAGCTACAGCTTCCATTAAGTTATGTTGTTTTTTAGATACACTAGGCATTTTTTTCAGCCTCTCTCCAGCGTTCACATTTAAAACATGTGCAATCAGGATGATGTAAAGGTCTTGTCCATGGATTAGGTACTTTAACCTTTTCTACTACAGGTTCTAATTTATATGGAGCTTCTTCTTTAATTGATTCTACCATAGCTTCAGTAGCCACTTCTACAACAGGTTCTTCAATATTAACTTCTTTTTTAACAGCCTTTTTAGGCTTTAGTATTTTGTGTAATATATCCATATTATTTTCCTAACCAATGAGTTACCATCCAACTAATAATACCTGAAATAACTGTAGCGATTGCAATAAATACTTTCCAACCACCTTTAATTTCTTCAAGTGTTTTTTCAATACCATCTAAGCGAGCTTTTAGTTGGTCCATGTCTTCCATAATTCTATCTACATCCGTTTGAATATGTTTAATTTCTACACCATGTTCAATAACTTCACGTTCTGCACTCATTTGCAATTCCACCTTTTTAAACTTGCAGCTTTTCTTGTAGGACGCCCTTTTTCGTCTTTCATTGGACCTGGCATTCCTGACATTCTAGCACAAAAAGACTTTTTACGAGGTCCACCTTGTGGTTGAGGGGCTTTTAAATGACTACCTGTAGCTGCGTTATATTTGGCACGACCCTTAGCAGTAAGTCCTGCTCCCTTAGATACTGGGAGCTTTTCACCACGTCCGACAGCTAAGGATACGCCTTTCTTAGCCATTATGCTTGAGCTTCTTTCCAGCTTAGACGTGCTAAGATAGTTGAAGAAGTACTTGTTAATGGGGTTGCTACTACGTATAGAATATCTGGACCATCAGGATAGAACCCAGCTTGCGATATTGGAACTGTATTAGATGTACCACCACCTAAGATTGAGTTACCTAAGTCACGTACTTGAGATAAATCTAGTGTTGTTTGACCAGAAGTATTTGTATACGCTGCAGCTACTGATTCACCACCTGTAACTGTTACTGCATTTGTGTTTGTAGCAACTTGAGCTAATGATGATGTAATACCGTTAGCTTGTTGAACTGGAGCTACGAAAGAACCTGTTGTAGCACCACTTGCATAACCATTAAGAATCAAGTTAATTAAATAACCTGTACCTGTAGTATATAAACCTAACTCAGTTAATTGTAATTGCATACGATTGATAATCTCTTTAGAACCTAATAAACCGGTTGTACCATTATCAACTGCAGGAGCAACACGAATCGCTAATAACACAATTGGATTTGTATTAGTAGTTGTTACAACTGATGTTGTACCATAGTTAAAAATAAGTGATTTATCATCATTGAACTGACCATCCATAATTACAGATGAACCCCAGTGTGATAACGAAGCTACTGTATCAGGTACAGCTAACTCAACACTAATTGGAGCAGATGCAGAGTATGTAAATAATTGAGAACTACCAGCACCGCCTGTTTGAGCACGTCCCTGTACAGTCAATGTTGTTGATGTTTTAGCTGAGTAACTAATATACTCTACAACACCTGAAGTACCTGCTGCTGTAACTTTAACAGTACCAGATGAAGGAAACTTAGATGTATCTGCTACGTTAATTGTACCGCCAACGGTTGTTCCCATTGTTAGAGTAGATGTTAATGTTGTTGCTGGAGATAAGCCACTTGATTCATAATGCGCTGACATATTACCTGAACGCATGTATGCTTCAAATCTTTGGTTATTGTTAGTTTGTTGATATACATAAGTAATTTGACCTTTAGATGTTCTTAAACCCCATCTAATAAAGCCAGCACCGTACCATGAATAATCGATATACCACATTTGCATACGAGTTAAATCAAGGTTATAACCTGAAGGACCTGTACCATCTAATGGATCAGACCATGATGATTGTGGAACTTTAGTATCAACTGTTTTAGATACAATTGCATTAGAAATAGTAGTACCACGATATTCAGGACTAATAAATAGTGATGTATCACTAGCAATAGTTAGAACTCTGTATGATTGACCTCGGATAACAATAAAGTCACCTGGTATCAATTGACTACTAAATAATGTTCCTGTACCTGTAACTGTGCCAGAACCTTGTGTTACTGCAACGGATCCGTTAATTTGTTGTACGCTATTACGCCATACTGCATATAATGTTTGGCCATCATATTCGAAAAACATACCATTTTGTTGGTCGTAAAAACCAACTCTGTTTTGTGAACCATACCAACTTGTAGGACATACTTTAACAAATCCAGTAGCTGTAGCTGCTGAAGGAGTACTATTTGCTGTATACGTTAACGTTGTTGCTGTTGGAGCTGTTGCAATAGTGAAGTTACCATTATATGCGGTTTGGTCTGCACCTGATACTTGAATTATAGTACCTGCTACTAGATTATGTGCATACTTAGTTGTTACTGTTACAGTGGTTCCAGCTGAGGTTACTGATGTTACAAATAATGCTGGTTTTAATGACGTACCTGTAGAAAACTGAATACCTTTACCTGATTGATAACGGAAGTATCTACGTGTTTGTCTAATTAATTGTTGATTAGGTATTGCTGCGCCAGCTGAGAATGCTACACCACCATCAAATGATCTTGGTTCTACATATCCTGCAGGACGTGCATATAAAAATGTATTACCAGCAGCGTTGGTTGGAGAACCTGAAGCGCCAGCTGTTGTATATGTAAATGTACTAGCTGTAGGCACTGTAGCAACAATAAATGCCCCCATAACTGCAACTGGGGAACCACCTAAACCTTTAACATATATTAAACTACCTTTAGATAGACCATGAGGTCCTGTAGTTGTTACTGTAATTGTAGTACCGCTTGTTACTGTAAAAGCATTTGAACCTACTGCAATACCACAACCTGAATAGAAGTATCCTTGATATACATATGTCAAAGCAGCACTATATTTTTCACCAGCAGCTGCAGCTGTAGTAGGAATTACTGTAAATGTTGTACCAGCAGAAACGCCAGTATCTGTATACCACCAACCGTTTGCATTAGAATCAGTTGAATTTTGAATATAAATTGGTGTACTAGCAGCGATAGTAATTGCAGATGCCACTGTGATTGTAAGTGTTGTAGTACCTGTAATACTTGTTACGTTTAATGGTTGTTGAGCAATATAATATACACTTTGTCTACTATTTTGAAGTGCAATAGTTTCCCATTTAGTAGGTTGTGTACCATACTCAAAGTCTGTATCAATTAAAGCTTGTGGTTGGGAAACACGGAACTTTCCCACTGGGTCTTGTGCTTGTGGTCCGGGAGTAATATAAGCAGTGTTATTTGTTCCCGTCCATGGCATAGACTTATTATTATTTCCGTCAACTAAGGTCCATCCTGACATATAAAATCCCTTTACAAAGAGGGGGCTAGGCGCCCCCTAAGTTAATTATTGTGTACCGAATGATGAGCGATCATCAGGTTGGATGTATAAGACAGTAACAAAACCTGTACCTGCTGTAGGTTGACCTACTGAAGTAACTGTAGCAACAATTGTAGAAACAGAACTTTGAGTTGTCGTTTGAGCAGATACATCTACTGGAGTAGCTTGCATGTTTGTTAATTGTGTTGTTGTAAATGTAGGTGTTGTACGACCTGATGTCTTAGCATTTACACCTGATGCATATTCTGTACCACCAGAAGTTTTACCAACTGTTAATGTAGCTGAAGTAGCTGAATCATATGCAGTGATAATATCAATAACAATGTTAAGAATTTTACAGCCTGATGGGATATAAAATGTAGCATTTTGAGTTAATGTAGCATTAAATGTAATAGGCACTTGTTGTGTTAAAACAGTTGTACCTACGTTAAAATATGGAGCATAGCGGTTAGTACCAGATTTAATTGGGCCGCTAAAGGTGGATCTTGACATAATGATGTTCCTTCATAAAAAGTTAGGCTTATTAGTCGTTTATGCGTCTTCCGGAAAGTCTAATAAACCGGATTAACCGGATAAGTGAATAATACTACAAAAATATATAAAAGCAAGTAATTATTATTAAAAAAGGGGCCGAAGCCCCTTAGTTTATTACTTATTCATAACGTACATAGTTACTTCAAAGCCAAATCTCATTTCAGTTGCTGCTGGTTTAGACCATGATTTCATATTATTCTCCTAAAATTTATACACACCATGTGTATAGTTGTCAATATATTACTTTTTTGACTTTAATTCTTACGTAAAACCATGAAAAAAGGGCCTGCGTTTTAAGCAAGCCCCTTAGTAGTACGTAGCAAGGAACGATTAAGCGCCTTGTGAACCCCACATACCGAGAGGATCTGACCAACCGAATGAATAACGTTCACGAGCTTTGTAACGTACATTGCCTGTGTCGAAGTCACCATCCATAGAAGTAGTTAATGGTGCACGAACAAAGTGTTTAAGTCCGTTAGGTACATCAGTAACTAAGAAGTATGCATTTGTATCAGTCAAGAAGTGATTGATTGCATAACCTTCTGGGATAGAACCATTGTTCTTCAATGCATTGATATCGTTGTCAGTAGTACCAACACGAAGTTCAGTTTCGAGCAAACGAGTTGCAACGAATTGTAATGCAGGTGGAACAATAAGTTTCTTAGGTTTAGCAGCAATTAAAAGACCACGCTCATCAGTCCAAGCTGCGATTTGAATAACTGCATTTTCCAATGAAGTTTCATTCAAGTCAGCTGCTGTTGATTGAGTGTTGCTGTTTGTACCGCCAGTAACAAGAGGATGGTTAGTAGCAAACAATGGCACACCGTCACCGCCGTAATAAGCAGCAGAGTTAGTGAAACCGTTGTTAAGTACGTTTGCAGCCTTAACTTGTTTTGTGTAAGCCATACCGCGAGCAAGTGCTTTAGTGTAGCGTGATGATAAAGTGTCATACAAGTTATCTTCAATTGCTTCTTCAGTTAAGCTGAAGCCTAAAGCGATTGTTTCGTGGTTGTATCGAGCTGTCCAAGCTTCTTGAGCATTGTCGTAAGCGATGGCATTGCCTTCGTTTTTAACAGGTGCTGCAGAGAAACCAGAAAGCTTTGTTTCTTCTTCGAAGCTACGTTCTGAAGTTTCAGTTTCGTAGATTTCTTTGTGCTCTTCGCCGTAACGTTTGTATTCGAGACCGAATAGCGCATTAAGACCAGGTAAGAGCTCTTTTAGTAGCTGAGCGCGTGAAATAGCCATGTGTTATTCTCCTTATACACCGGTAGCATTGTAATACGCATGCTGTCCGAAATTAAATTTAACGATACAATCTGTATAAGCATCATTTACTGTCGAGAATGGACCATTTACAAAGTCAACTAAACGTAAACCAATAGTTGAAGTAGTAGCGCCACCTGAAGCATTTAATGCAACTTTTGAATCGCCTGTTGTTGTTGATCCAGCAGTTTGAACCACTGGGAAGTTCGCACCCAATGCTGTTTGTGGAACTTGACCATTTGCTTGGATTTGGAACAATGTATCAGGATCATCACACACATAAGCATATGCATCAGAAGCCACTGTTGAAGCTGGCCAGTATTGATTGTTTAGCTTATATTTCATGTTTGGATCTGTGTAAGTACAACCTAAAAACACACCAACTACACCGCCTGTTGGGAATGGATCAGCGTTTGAACCTACGTTTGTTACTTTTACAATGGTACCGTTTGTCGCATCAATAGCTACAATATCACCAAAAAAGATGTTTGTAGCATATCCTGAAGTAATCGCGATTTGACGAGTAGAACCCGCAAATACTTGACCACCGATCAAGTTGATAGGACGAAGACCATATGGGGCAGCTGTTGTTGCCATATTATTTCTCCTTTGTTATTATTTACCCTTGCCGAACGAGGTTGTAGATTTTTTATCTGCAAACTTGCCCATGCGAGGATCATTGTCTTTCATAAAGCTATTGTCAACGGCATCGGTTTGAGCCTGTGTTTGCTTATTCATATAAGCAGTACGTTGAGCAATAAACTCTTCTGGTATTTTGCATAGTAAAAGACCGCCAATTTCAATGCCATCTTTATATTTAGCATTTGGGTCTGATACCATACGAATTTCAGGATGGTCCGCTAACTTAACGGGTTCCCAACCTTCACGCATTTTGGAGGAAACATTAAGGTTATCAGCTTGATTGGTTAGACTAACTCGAACCCAACGATATGCCCAACCAGGGACTTTTTTAAACTCAGGAAGTAATGATGCTGGGCTCCATGAATCTGCTCGTTGAAATGTATCTTGCGTAGTTAAATCTCTATCTATTCTGTTTTGTTCCATTATCTTTTCTCCAATTTTAAAGTTTCAAGTGCATATTGTTCGGGTGATATACCAAGTTTTTTGGCAAGTGCTGCCGCAGTACTTGTTATCTTGACTTTTTTAGGCGCGGTCGAACGCGAAGCCGAAGCAACAACAGTTGAAGGTTTAGTAGTGCGCTGAGCGGGTGTTACCTCGTCTAGCGTATCATCCCCAAAGTATTCAGGGAATCGTTTTCGCATCGTATCATCAATACGACGATAGTAATTATCAGATGTAGGGTCAATTCCTGACCTAACTAGTTTTTCATGCAGCCCCAAAGCTAAACTAGTCATTTCCTCATCTGAACCGAACCATTTATTACTTTTTTGCCAATTTAAGGCTTTATTGTCCGGTTTTGGTACCTGAGGCTGTGTTTGTTGTATATATACCTCATTCTCTTGCTCTTGTAAAGCATTATTGTATTGAGGTGTATAATTATTAGCTTGTGATAATCTTAATTGAGCATCGTTCATTTTTTGTTGAGCTTCAATTATTCTATCAGTATCGCCAGAATCATAAGCTTCACGATATTCTCGTTTAGCCATATGTAATTGTTGTTCTACTGCTGATTTAATAGCTTGAATATATTCAACTTCACCAGTACTTAATGTAGTTTTGAGTTTTTTATTCTCAATGGCAATTTGTTGAGCATATCTAATAGCTTCTTGTCTTTCACGATCAGCAGCTTCTTTAGCACGTCTTTCGTCATGCCAAACTTTTTTCATCTGAGCTAAACGTTGTTTTACTCGTTCTGAATAATCTTCAAGATTATCATTTTCAAGTTCGTCTACTATTTCTTTAGGTAAAGGATCACGTCCTTTATCTTGCTCAGGAGTATCATCTTCAATCTCAATATCAACTTCTGTTTCCGGAGCTTTTACTTTTACTTCTTTTTCTTCAGTAGTAATTTCTACTTTGTTATCAATATCCTCTAATTCTTTAGGGATCTCAAAAACAATTTCTTCTTGTTCAGCCATTTAGTTCTCCTTATGCGCGTGAATAACCGCGAGGATCCATTACGATTCCTTCGACAGTATCATCGTTAATAATGCGGAATTCTCTTCCGTGGATTTTAAATCGAGTACCTGCATACGCACGTGTCAAAATAAAATCACCCTCTTTACACCATGGACCTGTAGGAAATCTTGTTTCATCCCTATAAGCCATATCTCCTACTTTTAACACAAATAAGATTACTGTTGAATGTTGCTCAATATTCTTAGTTGCATCAGCCTTTAAAAGGCCGCTTTCATACTTATCACCCATGTCAGGAATTGCACATAGGATTCTGTATCCTTTTGGGTCTGGTAGTTGCAACCCACGTTCTTCAATAGGAATATCTTCTACATCTACATCATTTACTTTAGGAATGTTTAATGGCATTCCATTTGCCGAAACAAGTCCTTCATTTAATGTTTCAATCATCTGCTGTCTCCATACGTTTTGCGAGATCTGCAAGCATACTTTGCACAGTGAGTAGACCTCGAATATACCCAGCTGCATTTTGGTACGAAGCGTAATCTTTCGCTGCTCCGTCTCCCAATCCTTCTAAAACTTGTTTGCGCCTGTCTTCTATCTGAGACATTAATAGTTCAAGCGTTTGGTCAATCATGTATTACTCCTTTTTACGTGGTTTAACTTCCTTTTTATTAGCTTGTTGTTCTGACATTGATGCTTGTTGAGCATGAGATAAACCGGCCATACCTGCTGCATGTACACGATCTAAATGTTGCTGTGTATGTCCTGCAAGTTTATCTATTGCATCAATACCTTGTTGATTCTCTTTATGTCCATGCTCTTTACGTCTAAACTCAGCTTCCATACCAATTTGAATACCTTTTTCAACTTGGCTTGCTTGTAGTTTTTGTTTATCCATAGTTACTTTAGAACCAATTTCAGCGCCTTTAATCTTCTCATTAGATTCCATCTTAGCTTTTTCTAACTCAAGTCTTTGTTGTTCAAGTTGAATCTTAGCTTGTGATTCTTGTGCTTTAATCTGAACTTCTTGTTGTTTAATTTGAATTTCAGCTTGTTGCATTTGAATCAATGGATCTTGAGCTTGTTGTTGAGCTTGTTGTTGTTGAGCTTCTGCTTGGTTCTTTTGTAATAGTTGTTGTGCTGCTTGAGCAATAAGTTTAGATAATTCAACTTCTAACTCAGGAGCTAACTCATCTTTCTCACTAGGTAATGATGTACCTAATTGATCTTGGATTTGTTTTCTATATTCAAAAGCTAAGTGCTCATTAATATGTGCCATAGCTGCAGCTTGAATCATCTGAGCTTGTGGATTTTGACTCATCATTTGCATTAACTTAGGGTCTTGCATAGCTGCCATATGAACACCAATATGTGCTTGATGATCTTGATGAATAAACGCTTTAACAGGTTTACCATTAATAATAGCCATATTTTCTGTTACAGGATCTTTTGGTTTTTGATCTTCTGCAGCTGGTATTAACTTACCAATATTCTTAACACCTAATACTTCTAGCATTTGTTTGTTAAGTTCTACTTGATCGTAGATTTGTGGTGATTGTGCTGCCATTTGCATAACAGCTTGATACTGAACAACTTTTTGTGACATTGTTGCAGCATTAGGATCAGATACAGGAATAACTTCACAACAATCATAATCAGATTTTTTAGCTTTTCTATCACCTACTTCTGGATCATAGTTATAATCTTCAGGTGTATAGTCTCTAATAATTCCGGCTAATAATTTAAATTCTTGTTTCATTGCATAGTGTATGCGAGCCTGAACTGCTGACATAACCTTCAATGTTCTTTCAAGAATAGCTAGTGTTGTACCTACTGGAGAGTTAGCAGACATATCAGATACTTTCATATCTGCAGCATTAGCAAATGCACGTCCTTCTTCAATAATCTTATCCATTAGCGCTGCTAATGTTTGACTAGGTTCTTTATATGGTAATGGTAAAATGTTATCTCGGATAGCACCTGATGGTACATCTACGTCTCTCCATTCACCTGGAGCAATAGGAGTGTCATCACCTTTAATACGTAAGCCACGTGACTTCATACCACCTGGTAAATTAGATAATGTACCTGCATCTACTAACTGACGTAGGATCATTGTACCTGATTTAGCAAACGCACCTATTAAGTGAATTAAACCAAAGCAATAGAAACCAAAACCAGGAATGTAGCCATAGTGAACAAAGTGTTGACGTTTAGTCATACGTTCATCTTCTGGGTCCCAGTTACGGCGAATAGATAATATAATGTTTGTGCCTCTTTCTAATGTAACTACATAAGGTAAGGCTATACCTGTTGGGTGTCCTTTTTCATCTACATCTTCAAACCCTTCTAAATCTAGGTTGACATGCATCTCAAGGATTTTATATCTATCATCAGATGTAGCATTAAAGCCCATCTTTTCTGCAATCTTTTGTTCTACTTCATCTACATCATTAAGTGGTTCACCTAAATCTATATCTCTATAGAAGCCCCCTACTTGAAGTTTACGCATCTCATTTTTAGTCTTACGCATCACATGAGTTACACGATCAGCTACTTCTAAACTTGATGCACCATATGGAACTACAATATCTTCAGCAGGTACAAATAGAGCTACTTGACGATCAAGTGCTGGATCAAAATATACTTTCTTGAACGCGTTACCAGCTAAACCTAGACCCCATAACATACGTTCATGTTCTGGACGATACTCAGGCATTTCTTCTGTTAACTGATAGTTCATATCATCTTTAACACGAAGTGCTGATTCTTCTTTTTCAGGAGTTTGCTTACCTATGATCTGAGTTTTAACAGGACCCATAGCTGGGAACGTCTCCATCATAGTTTCTGCTTGGAATTTAACTAACGCTTCAGATAGTATCGGATGATATACGTTACATGCGCCTGGCCATGGTTCAGTTCTATCTTCTGTCTTTAGACCTAATAATTCTAGACCATCTACATAAGTATCTAGCCAATCTTTACGTGATGAAATATCCGCATCAAAGTCACCCATTAGTTCACCAGCTAGTTCAGCTAGTGCACCTTCATCCATGTGCTCAGCTAAGTTATCATTAAAGTCTTCTGATGTTTCTTTTTGATGGCCAATCTCAATCTCCATGCCGTCCATACCAATATGCACTGATTCTGGATCTTCAATTTGAATCTCCATAGCCGGTGTTGTTTGTGCGGTCTGTTCCATGCCTAGTGGAGCTTGGTATAACCCTTTATCTATATCTGCCATATGTATCCTTTATTTTAACCAGTACCTTGAGTTGCGTTTTATTAGTTTGTTAAGTCTTTCGTATCTTCTTTTGTCTTTATCAGAGCTTCTTCTTTTACTCATTGGAGCATCCCACATTAACTTCCCATTAAGCGTTTTGACTCTGTAAGTTATCATACCATGTATAGTTTTTTTCTACTGCTCTTAAACCCATATACTTCATCAGGCTCATCATTAGGTAATCTAATGAACCCTCCTTGCCTAAAGCGCATGAGTGCCATAGTTGTTGAGTCCACTTGGTCATCATTAGCGCCTGATGGAAAGTCATTACATTCTTCAATCAGTTCATGAGCCCAACGTTTATCTGGTGCCCATACAATTCCTGATCTAAACAAGTCTGCCACGGAGTTAACGCGGCTAATCTTGTCTTGTCCTTTTCCAGGAGTAAACTCTCCCACCGGAACGCCCATCCTTCTTAGCTCTTGGTATAAAGCCGCTCCGTTAGATTTCTTTTCTACTATGAAAGCGTCGGGTTCCCACTCTTTGTACTCACGTAATACTAACTCTTTGAGCTCTGGAAACTCTAGCCGTTCCTTAATAGCATTTAGTAGTATTATATTATAATTATTGACTTCTTCGTTAAAAAAGACACCCCACGTAGTTAACGAATTGTAGTCAGCTCTATTATTAGCTTCTTGTGCAGCATCGAGAGACATAATGGTAAACTCACAACTTGGTGGGACTTCGTGATCCCATATCTTCCACCACTCTCTTTTTATCAGAGCTCCCTCTTCCGAAACTGGGTTTTGGAGGTATTGAGCATTCCAATAACGTACATCTAGTGCAGCCTTCTTAGCTCTTAATTCTTCGAGCGGCCAAAACTCTGGCCATAAACTTTTCTCTTCTCCGGTCTTTTTATCTTCGATAATTGCTGGAAATTCAACAACTTCCCAATCATCTACCCCGTCTTGCTTAACCATTTGGTTAACTATTTGTCCGGTCAAATCTAACTTTGACCATCTAGTCATTACTACAATGATCGCTCCACCAGGCATAAGACGCTGAATAGGACCAGACTGAAACCACTCCCAAGCAGGTAGAAAAACATCCGCTCGTCCAAGCTTGGCGTCTTGCTCTGAATGAGGATCGTCAATAATAAAAAGATCAGCGCCCCGACCAGCAAGAGCACCCCCCACACCGATAGCAAAGTACTCGCCATTGTGATTAGTACCCCATCGTGATGCACTTTTACTATCCGCCTGTAATGTTACTTCTGGAAATACGTCTTTATACGCGTCACTACCCACAAGATTACGGACGCGACGGCCAAAATTAACTGCAAGATCAGCTGTGTGAGATGCCATAATGATTTTTTTGTGTGGGTACTTACCCAGAAACCACGCTGGCGCCAAGTAAGAGATAAGCTCAGATTTTCCATGTCTTGGTGCAATATTGACGATAACGCGTTTCTTTTTTCCATTAGCAATGTCTTCAAAAATTTGAGCCAAGTGTTTATGATGGGCACCAACTTTATATCCGGGATATACATGATCTATAAACTCCAAAAATGTTTCTTGTCTTTTCTCAACTGTCTGAGTTTTTTCTAACTCTTCTAGTTCTAATAGTAATTGCTTCTGCTCATTGGCAGGTAATAACGATATATTAGCTAAAGCTTTATCTATATCAGCATCGCTGAATCCTGCTATATCAATTGCCATACTATATATCTGGTGTTACATCTTTAGCTTCAACAACTTCAAAGGTAGTATCTATAACTGCAGTCTTTCCTAAGATTTTGTAAAGCTTTGATTTAATTTGTGTTTCTAAATCCTCAGGACTTAAATGTTTAACTGTAATTTCTGTCTTCTCTGAGAATAAACCTACGTCACTTATCTTACCTAATAGCTCTAATGCTTTTAATCTATGTCTAGCATCGGTATGACCTGCATCTTCTATTAGTTTATTAGTAACAAACCTTCTTAACTGCACAGCTTCATCAACAACTTGATGGTCGTAGTCAGATAACATCGCTAATAGATGCTGAACTGTAGCTGGAGTATTCAATGCTTTGTTAGTTGCTGCATTTAATGGTGCAGTAATGTCAGGATTAGTAACTGTTTCAAATATTTCTGCGGCTTTTATCTTTTCTGCAGTAGAAACTGGGATTTCTGCCCCTGCATCAAGCAAAACTTTAGCAGTAGCGGCTGAAACTTTGACTTTGGAATCTAAAGTTGTGGGTTCTTCCGACTCAAAATCGTCAGGAAGGGGCTTATTAGTATCAGGTATGATCTTTATGGCCATAAAATGTCGCTGTTTACATCCTAGAAATTATTTTTGCAGCTATTGGGCGCAATATATACCAAAATATTATATAAATCAAGTGTTTTTTGAGTATAATGAACACATGAAAGATCTAGTCGCCATTACAATTTCTGGAATACTACTCTACTGGGTCATGATATGGCCTGATCCCTCATATGCCTACTACCTTATCTAAGAAAAACCTAGAGATTCTTTATAATATGGCATGTCAAATGGCACCATTTAATAAACTTCCTATGCCTAAATCATCTAAAGTTAAGTTCAAAGTAATAAAGAACCCTAATATCTATGGTTGTTTTGATGAAATAGAAATGGAAATACAAATAAGTTCTAATGCCTGTGGTCATTTCACCACTATATTCCAAACCTTGCTTCATGAAATGGTACATCTTGCCTTATATGTCAGAGGTGATAAAGACTTCCATGAGCACGGAGCTAAGTTCCTTCGCATTAAAAACGTCTACTCGGAGTTATATAACTTCGATCCCAAAGCAATCTAGGCGGTTAAGCCACCATCAGAGGATGTAGTAAGTTAGGAGTTTTGTGGCTTTCTGCCTAACATGCAATAACTACCAAATCTGCGCCTACCCTATATATCACTTTTTTCGTTTTAATTTCCTGTAAGTCCCTGATTTTTTTAAATTTTTTATAAAAATTTTTTTGAAATGCCTTTTATTTAAGTGACGGGGGGTGTTTCCTATATCGATTTTATAAATATATCCTATTATTTGTGCAAGTCTCACTGTAGCCGCGTGTGTGAGAGGCTCATTTTAAAAATGGGGGATACTATATATGGGGGGGTTATGGTGCTAAAAAGTTGACATTGTCAGCTATTCATGTATAATAAGCGTATGGATTGAAACTAATCAATTCATAACAGAGGGACAAAGTTACAAAATAGTAAGATTGTCCCATAATTAAAAACTTAAACGAGGATACAAAAAATGTCACAAGAAAATAAAAATGTTAACGAGTTAGAATTATCAGCTGGACAAGTAGAACAATTAGACAATATCACAAGCGCGATTGAAAGCGTTATTGATATGGATAATATCTACACTAAAGACCGAGCAAGTTTAGTTGACCATGTATTAAAATTGGTTGCTGAATTATTAGGAATTAAACCTAGTTATGCTTTGTGGTTAAAAGTCCATGCTTACTTAAGAACGGCTATTTGCAAAGCGCGTGGTATGTCTGATGATAGCTTTGAAACTCATATTTGGAATATGATTACAACGCGCCTTGAAAAAGATTTTGCGCTAGTTAAGCCTTCAAGCGAAAATCCTGAGAGCATTAAAAAGCAAGAACAGCGCAAAGCAAAACAAGCCGAGTTAGACGCGCTAACCGATGCCGAACTTGAGGCAAAGGGTTTTCACAAAGAGTTAGGCGCAAGAAAAGAAAAGCGCGATAAAAACGAAAAAGAATTAATCAAAAAAGCGCATGATAAATTCGTCAAAGATTTTAGCGATAACATGAAAGAGTTAGCAAAAACCGAGTATGATTTTGCTATGTATCTTTCTAAAAACCTTGACGCTATTAAAAAGCAATTCAATAGCAAAAAATAACTAAGTTAACTTAGTTAACTAAGCCCTGTATTTATACAGGGCTTTTTTTTGTCCAGACATTTCGTCACAAAGTCACTTTGTGACCGTCCCTAAATAGTAAGTGAGTGAGGATAACTAAGTTAACTTCGTGAGGACATTTCTACCATTTGGTAAGGTTGTCCAAACTTGACATTGTCAGAACCAATTTTACAAGCAATCGTTGTAATTTTACAAGCCCTGTAAAAAAATAATATAATCAATGACTTACAAACTTTACATTGTCCAACCTATGTAAAATTACTGCAAAATCAATGACTTAGAAATGCATGGTTAAAAATACAAAATCCTTATAAATCAATAACTTAGTATAATTTTACAATTTTACAAGGTTTTCTCAAAATCGTTTCGCCAGAAAAATTTAGTTAGCTTTGTTAACTTTGTGTTTATCCATTTTTTATTTCGTGGTGCTTCGTTCGTCCAGACGCGCAAGTGCCGATTTCTGTGTAAAATTGTAAAATTACTGAATAATCAATGACTTATGATGTAAAATTTACATGGACAATGTAAAGACTTCTGTAAAATTACTGAATAATCAATGACTTATGTTGTAAAATTTACAATAAAACATGTAGCCACAAAGTTAACAAAGTTAACAAAATCAATGACTTAGTAATTTTACATGACAATGTAAAGAGTCAAGACAAATCTAGACAAAGTCCACCTCTGACCGTCCCTCCCGAGAAGTCGGTGAGGCTAAAATATTTTAGGACAACAACTTGACATTGTTAACTTAGTGTGCTATACTTTTAAAACTACATAAACAAATGTGTAGTTTTATTAATCCGACAATCCTACCGATTGGTAAGATTGTCCACTTTGGAGGTTATTATGAACAAGAAAGAAAAACATCAATACATCATTGATAAGCAAAAATGGATTGCAAAGCAGAATGATGAAGCCGAGTTTATATGGGGTCACTTCTTTAAATACTGCAAGGCGTTTTATGCAGAAGGTGGTGTTTATGGTGATGAGGTTCATGCATCAGACTTTGAATTAGAAGTTGCCATCTGTGATGTATTAGATAGGTTTGACCATGAGTTTGAGGGCGATAGTTATGACAGGGAATTGGTAAGGCATTATATAGAACAGAACAGAGCCGAGGATAATGCAAGGTTAATATTCAGAGCCGTTCATCAATCAATGGAACATGACTTAATTAAAGAGAAGGAGTTAGTATGAGTGATATTACTTATTTAGCAATACAGGCAGTTATACTTATATGTTATGGCAGTTGGATTGCCTATCGTGTAGGTAAGATACATGGTCGCAGAGAGATGGAGACAAACTTACCAAGTAGTAGGAATGTCTCAAATCATTATTTAAACTTAAAGAAGGGAAAGTAAAATGGAACAGAACATCAACATGGTTCACAAAGTTAACGAAGCTAACCACACCTACCGAGATATGCGTATGAAAGCAAGTAAGCGAATTAACAAACGCGCTAGTCTTTATGAGATAGAAAGACGCAGACAAGAACTTGAAATTCAGAAGTCACTAGGTGTGGAAAGTTATTTCGGTGACAATGAAACATTAATTTGGGGCGTGATTACGGCAGTATTTTACGCAGTCTTAGCTTACTATTTATGGGTGTCACTATGAAAGATAAACTATATAAACTAGCATACATGCTATTTCATTTCATGATAGGTCTAGGCATATTCTTTTTAATATGTTTCTTTGGGGCTATGTTAATACTATGAGAAAAGACCAAATCAGAGAGTATGTGGCTAATCAGCTAAAGAACTATCGCGTCAGAGATTTACTTGAGGTGATGGACGATGGCGAGATAGCCTCACTCTATCAGCAGATAACAAAGACTAAGTCTTGGGAAACTGAGCGCAGACTTATTGATTATGCAGTCATGGAGTTAGATAAGTTTA